CTACACGCCGAGCGACCCCGGCCGGTACTCCAGCCCGCGGCGGATGGCGTACCGCCGACGCTCGTTCTCCATGACCAGGACGCAGCTGCCGCACGCGGCTATCTCGTAGACGTCCCCTGAGGGCGTGGTGATGTCATCGATGCGCGTGACAAAGACATCCCGATCGGCGCACCGGAAGCAGGAGCCGGGCTTCCAGCGGTACAGGGCAAGGATCACGTCGGGCGTCATGGCCGTCTCCGTCAGACCGAGCAGGCGACGAGGGGGCGTCGCAAGGGGGGACTGCGTAGGCGCGTGGGAAGGCGCTCGATGTTGCTCATGTCCAAGGGCTGCAGGTAGCACGCCGTCATTCACCCCTTTGAGTGAACAGATGTTCGATTCATTCAAACTACAGGTCGCCCTGCGGCATATGCCACACCGCCACAGGGCCTGACCTCCCTCGCCGGGGCGGCGCCCTTGCCTGCTCTACGCACAGGCCGGGCCCGTCCGTCGCGCCAACTCCTTGATCGAATAATGCCTCAAATTTGCTGCTGACTTATGATCTTGATCTGGCTGAGCGTTCTGGGGTGCCAGCCGATCAGCCCGAGTGGATCCTCGACTCCCGTCGGCGGATCGGCCTACGTGTCCGTGACGCCCGCATGTACGCCGACCTGACCCAAGAACGCCTTGCCCATCGGGCCGGCATCGACCGGTCGACGGTGCAGCGGATCGAGGCCGGCGAAGAGATGAAGATCAGCCACCTTCTGTTGATCGCGCGTGAGCTTCGGATCCACGTGGCCGACCTCCTTCGTTAGACGGCGCGTTAACGGTCACTCACCCGATGGCCGGAACGCAACCTTCCGAAACGCGGTAACCAGCCCTGGTTACGGATCTGTAACTTCCTGTTCGATGATTCAGTAAGGGTTGCCTTCGAACCTGCACGAATCTCAGCCACTAAGGGAGTTAGTGCAGGTCAGAACGTTGCACGGGGTTGCACGCATGATGCCCGGATAGGGGGCGTCTTGGGTGGCCCTTTACCTGGCGCACATGTGCCAGTGCCCATTCGCGCCATTGCCCATTCGCGCCATTGCCGCCCGCCGCGGTCCGCCGAACGCGGCGGGCGGCGGTCATGGGGTGGGGGGTATGTGGCGCCGGCAGGACCTGGGGAACCAGGTGAACGTCCGGTCGGCGATGCGCAGGAGTCGAGGCTTCAGGTCGACGGCGGTCTGCGCGGTGAGGACGATGCCGCAGTGGACGCAGTCCATGCCGCGGACCTGGCGCTGGGTGAGGCTGCCGATCGGGGGTAACGGCCGGCCCTCTTCGCTGCTGGTCGTGGCGCGGGTACTCTCCGCCATGGCGACTCCTGCTAGTCGTCCGCGCCCCGGGGCCGGTGACAGCCGGCTGCCGGGGTCTCTCTCGTGCAGCGTACCCGTTCTGCTGCATACCGCTGCATACAGCAGCACACCGCTTCCTGCCACTGCGCGCTGCTGCGGTCAGCCCTACGTTCGCAGTGTGGGCGAATCGGACACCCCGGGCGTTGACCACACGAGCCACGTGTACGTGTACGTGCAGGTCGCGGACCGGATCGCAGGGCAGATCGCGTCGGGCAGGATCCCGGCGGGGGCGATGCTGCCCGGGGAGCGGGCGCTGATGGCCGAGTACGGCATCGCGCTCCACACCGCCCGGCGTGCGGTACGCGAGCTACGGGATCGCGGCCTCGTCATCACCGTGCCGGCGAAGGGGACGTTCGTCGTCGAGCAGCCACCCGCCGACTGACAGTCCCTCCCGCTAGCCTTGCCGTATGAGTGGGGGGCGTAGCGCGGCTGAGGTGAATGCGGAGATCCGGGCGCTGTGGGCGTCGGGCAGCCTGGCGTCCGAGGACCGGGGCCGGTACCACCAGCTGGTGGTCGAGTGGGCGCGGGCGGTCGACGCTGAGCGGTTCGGCGGCGAGCAGGGGCTCGCGGCTTAGTTCGTCCCGCCCGTCGGGTTCTGTCCCCGTGGGGCCGACGGGCGGGTCCGAGTGCCGCGCCCAGCCAGGAGCGCGAATGGGAAGCCCCAGTGTCTCAGGCTGCGCTGACAGTCGGGGGTGGCTACGGCCAGCTGCTCAGCTCGGCGCCGGTGGTCTCGTCGACGAGGGTGATGCGGGCCCCGGGGATGCTGCCGCGCTCGCCGATCCAGGCCCGGTACTTCAGGTCAGCAGTGGCGCGGCTCTGCCACCAGCCGTGTGCTGCGGGCCGGCCGTCGAGGGTGAGGGTGACGTGGTAGCGCGGCAGGTCTGGGGCGGGCATGCGGACAGGATGCCACCACGTATGCTCGAACGCATGTCCGGTCGTCCGCGTGCTGAGCGCATCGTCCTCCTCGAGGGCCTACGCGACTGGCTCGCCTACCAGCTGCGCCAGACCGAACGCACCCTCGCACAGCTGCGCGCCGAGGAAGACGAGGAGCGGCGGCGGCTGGAGGCGGAGCGGATCGCCGGGTCGTGGAAGTTGCAGCCCGCCCGCGTCACCGGCGCCCAGCCCATGCTCCACCGCGCCGACTGCCGCCTGTACAAAACGCAGCTCGGCTACCTCGACCGCGAGCACGCCGCCGTGGCGCTCGAGGAATTCCCGCGGCTGGAGATGTGCCAGATCTGCGCGCCATGGGGCAGCCTCGGGCTGCCGGCGCCAGAGGGCTGACAGTAGAGTCCGACGCCATGCCGTACAGGAAACGTCCCCAGCTCCCGGAGTCAGTGCGCGAAGCGATCCTTACCGATGTCCAGCTCCTCCATGAGGCGAGCATCGCAGCCGAGCGCCTGTTCAAGATGCGCGTACACCTTGCTGTTGAACAGGGCCTGACCACCCAGGAACTCGCCGATCGATTGGGCTGCTCAGGCCAGACGGTCCTCAACTGGAGAGCCCAAGGCGCGAAGTACCTCGCCGAGAAGCAGGGGGGCAGCTGACGCACGAGCGCCCTCCCCGGTGAGGTCGGGGAGGGCGCAAGATGGGGCGTCCCTGCCCCGTCGCATGGGGCAGGGACGCGGGGCCAGTCTGGCACGAGGGGCTGACAGGGGGCGGGGTTTCCCCTAACGTGGCAGTGCGGCCCTCGCAGTTCGCACTGCCCCTTCGGGGGTTGAAGCCTTCGGGCCTCCGAGGGCCGCGCCTATATGCTGACGCAGCGATGCCCCCGCCACTTCGACTGGCGGGGGCATCGTTGGTGCGGCTACTTCTCGTCGTCCGCGTGGTGGCCTACCCACTCCACACCGGACACGACACCAGTGCTGGCGGTGCCGACGAAGCTGGGCGCCCATCCGTCGGCGATGAACTTCGCTGCGGCGGCTGGCGGAACCCATCGGTTCCCTCGGGCCGGGTCGGACATCCAGGTAGCCAGCCCGTCAGCGGTGGCGAACACGGGGCTGACCGGGGAGCCCTCGCTCACGGTCTCCCACAGCTGCCAGCCATCACCCTCCGGCGGGCCGGTCGGCTCCCACGCTTCGGCCTCGGCTCGCTGCCCCTCGTACTTCTCCAGGCTGGCGTGGCCCCCGCACGTCGAGCAGGTGTCGTCGACGCCCTCCCGCTCGCAGCGGGCGCGGATCGCGACGCTGGCGTTGATGGCGTCGTGGCCAAAGCCTCGCAGGGACCACTCGTTGACCTGCTCGGCAGTCGGCGTAACGGCAGGCTCCTTCTTCTGCCAGCCCGCACCTCGGCTCCAGGTGTGGGTGAAGTCGTGGAGCCTTCCGGCTTCGACAAGTGCGTCCACGTCTTCCTGTGAGAGGTGGTGCAGCCACCCGCTGTTGAAGTGGTCAGCGAGCCGCTGCGCCTCGCGCTGGAGCGCGGCCTCGCCGGTGCCGTAGAAGTCCGGCGCGTTGCTCAGGTTGCGCTCGGCGAACTCCCGCACGGCCGGGCTGTCGTGCCGCCACGGTGTCGAGCCAGTGCTGGCTGGGTCGAACGGCAGCTTGCCGTACCAAAGGTCGTACAGGTTCTGCGCCTGCGGCGAGTAGCCACTCGTGCAGTCGGGGCACTTCTCCTCGTCGAACCGGTCGGGCATGAGGAACCCCTGCCAGACCTTGTTGAGAGGCCAATCGAAGTCGAGGGCGACTCGACGTACTTCTCGTCCCATATCAGTTCCTTTCCAGGTAGCGGTAGATGGTGGTGCGGGCGACGCCGAGCTGTTCGGCGATGTCCTGCACGGTGTGCTTGCGCTTGCCGTCGTCGCCCAGCTCGTCGTACATCTGTTGGGCGAGCTCGGCCTGCCGGGGCTTCAGGGCGGCCTTCCGTCCGCCGACCCGTCCGCGCGCCCGGGCGGCGGCGAGCCCGTCCCTGGTGCGCTCTGCGGTGAGAGCCCGCTCGAACTCGGCGACAGCCCCGAGGATGTGGAAGAACATTCGCCCCTGCGGCGTGCTGGTGTCGATCGCCTGATGGAGCACGACCAGGTTGACGCCCTGCTTCTGTAGTCGCTCCGACAGTTCGATGAGGTTCTTCAGCGAGCGGCCGAGCCGGTCCAGCTTGGTGATGACGAACTCGTCGCCCTCGCGGGCGACCATGAGCGCCTTGTCCAGCTCGGGCCGGGAGGCGAGCTTGCCGGACGCCTTGTCGACGAAGATCTGACCGCAGTTGGCCTCGCGGAGCGCGTCCTCTTGCGCGTCCGGATTCTGGTCCCGGGTGGAGACCCGTCCGTATCCGATTCTCATGGCTTCACTGTACTGATTGACAACCCTTTTCGCTACATAGTTGGGGACACGAGTTCTCGTCAGATTCGTCCTGCAGTAACGCAGTTGGAGCGACACCCGTCGACAGACACTCGTTACCGGACACCGCCGATAGCCCATAGTCCGTGCCGCCCCGTACCCTGGCTTCTGCTGCGGCGCCCGACCGTAGCGGCGAGGAGGGGACCATGCGACGCGACCCGAACTGGGACTACGACGACTCCGGCTGGGGCGTCACCGCCTGACCCCGCACAGCAGAAGGCCCCCACCGCCGAAGCGGTGGGGGCTCTGTCATTCCTCCGGTACCGGGTCCGGTGGCTGTGGTTGTTCGGGGACGTGGCCCATGTCGACGAGCGTCTCCAGGTCCGCGGCAGACTCATCCACCCGCCGCTGCACGGGACGCTCGGAGGGAAGGTCGGTCACGTCAGCCTCCTGTACGCGGCGGTTGAGGCGAACAGCCCGGCGCCGAGGAGCCCGCGGCCGTCGTCTGGCGGTGGCGCCCCGTCCCGTCGGCAGACGAGAGCGTCCGGGTCGCCCTTCGCGGGCTGCCAGCTGTAGCCGGTCGGGCAGGCTTGTCCGTCGGCACCGTCCCGTCCGTCTTCGCCCGCGGGGCCGCGTTCGCCCCGGGGCCCGGCCGGTCCGGGTTCTCCCTGCGGTCCCGGGGGTCCTGCCGGGCCGGCTTCTCCGTCGGAACCATCGGTGCCGGGAGATCCGGGTGCGCCGGTCTGACCGACACCATCCGTGCCATCCGTGCCCGGGGAACCGGAGGGGCCGGGCGGCCCTGTGGGGCCAGCCTCTCCAGGCGGCCCGGACGGGCCCGGCTCACCACGCTCTCCCGGCGGACCAGACGGGCCGACGTCGCCGCGACTACCAGGCTTCCCCGCCACGGGCGTGCCGCCCAGCTCCTGCACCTGCTGGGCCAGCGCGTCGCGCGCCATGTTCGCGGTACGCAGATCCTGGGCCAGGCCCTGCATGGTGATGACCAGCCACGCGAACGCAGCCAGACCGATTGCGACCGCCACAGCGAACGCCACGTCCGAGCGCCGGCGGTGCGCTGGTGTGGTGCTCTTGTGTCGTGTCACGCTCCTGCCCCCCGGGCTTGGATGTAGACGGTGAGGAGCAGCATCAGTACGGGCGCGACGATGGCGCTGAACAGCAGCCGCCTGTCGGCGGCGCGGCGGTCAGCGGCCTTCTGCTCGTCCTGCCGCTTCCTCTCCGCTTCCTGCTCGCGTGCTTCCTCAATCACCTTGATGCGCTCGGCCAGCTGAGCAGCAGCCGTGTCGCGGGCTTGCTGCTCGAGCTGGTACCGCTCCATGGAGACTTTGCTGTCGAGCCGTGTGCCCAGCTCTCGGAAGTCCTCCTTCAGATCTTGGCGGACGTCTTCGAGGCGTCTCATCACCTCGCCGAGAGTCGGGTCGTTCGGCACGCGCTATCTCCACTCAGACGCTCGTCGGCTTGGCCGGGGCGGGGGTGGGTGACACCTGCCCGCGGGTGACGAGTGCGAGGACGGCGAGGACGACGGCGTTGAGGGCGCCGACGGTTTCGGGTGCGGTCTCGAGCCCGTAGGCGGCGAGGAGGGCGACACCGGCGGCGACGAGTCCGGTGAACGCCGACGGGGCGACCGGCCTTGTGACGGCGGCGGTGGCGGCGGCGAACACGGCGGACACGACGGCGACGATCGCACCAGCCTGCTCGGCGCTGAGGCCGAAGTTGAAGGACACGATCAGCGACAGGGCCGCTGAGACAGCAGCGATCAGGAGAGCCGGTTCACGGCCGAAGACCTTCATGATGATCTCGATTCTCGGGAGGGGTGTGGCTACTCGGCGAGGCGGGCGGCGAGCTTGTCGGCGACGAGCTCGGCGAGGCGGTTCATCTGCGTGTCGGTGAGGCCCGTGGTTTCCAGGGCTTGGACGCGTGCGTCGATGTCTCCGACGATCTGGCTCATCTCGCGGCCGTCGTCGGCCTTGCTCCGCCAGGCGAGCAGGCCGAGGTTGTCGTAGAGCCGCTGGATCTTCCAGTGGAGGTAGGTGAGCTTGTCGTCCTGCTCCTTGGTCAGAGCCATGTCGGGGGCCTCCTGTGCGGGCGGCGTGGTGGGTGTGCTGGCTGGGCGGGGTGCGCCTTTCTGGACCCAGGCGTACAGCGGTTCTCCGGGGCAGGCGGTGGCGTAGCCGTCGCGGTGCCCGCCGAGCCACGTCCCGGCAGGGCCTTCCTTGCGGCAGTAGTCGATGGCGTCCCGGCCGCCGTGGAGTTGGTCGTCGGTCGGCTTGGTCAGGCCGGACGATCCGACGAGGAAGCAGACCGCATAGTCCTGCTCGTTCAGGCTGGTGTTGCCGTTCGCGGAGTTGCGGCGCTTCAGGCCGCGGCCTTCGTACACGTAGCCGTGGGTGCAGACCAGGAACGAGTAGCCAATGTCGGACCAGCCGTTGCCGTCCATGTGGGAGTCCTGCAGCTTGCGCACGTAGGCGGCGCACGCGGTGTGCGGACGGTCTTCGTAGGCGCTGCCGAGGTAGTGCACCTTCACGCCGCGGCGGGCGCGGGAGTACAGGGTGGCGCCGCCCGGGGTGCGGTATGGACGCGCACCCCATTCGGCGCGAGAGACAAGCTTCATGGACACCCCTCAGAGCGGTCAGCCCAGGGCGGGCTGGGAGTCGATGGTGACGGAGGCCGCGGGCACCCAGTAGCCGGTGAGTGCTCCGGCGGTGATCTGGAACATGGGCCTGCCGTTGACGATGGCCCGGCGGTCGGCCGGGGCGTTCGACGGGTTCGCGAACGACACGGCCTTGACGCTGGTGACGGTGCCGTCGGCGGAGACCTTGTACGTGTCGACGGGCACGCTGCCGCCGGGGAACGTGACCGTCCTGTGCGGCCGGAACAGGGTCGCCAGGTGGATGCCCCGCAGCCACGCTTTCGACCAGTTCTCGCCGACCCACCAGCCCGTGTAGGCGCCCGCGGAGATGAGGTAGTAGATGCCGCGGCCCTGGATCCGGCGTCGCATGCTCGTCGGGGCCTGCGTGTCGCTGGAGAAGGAGACGCTCTTCGACTCGAGCTCGGCGTCGTTCTTCCCGGACACCCACGCGCCGGATGCGGCGGTGTCGAACCGGTACAGGGTGTGGCTGCCCGCCTCGAACTGGATCGTGCCGGCGACCCCGGGCGCGGGGAAGTCGTCGACGAGGCGCTCGGTGTCGTCGGCGAAATCCGGGGAGCCGGTCTGCCAGTGCAGCTGCGAGAACAGGTTGATGTGGTGCTGGTGGTAGGTCGGGGCGGGGATGCGGTGCGTCTGGCAGTAGAAGCTGTGCCACTTGCTGTTCCGTAGCAGCGGGAAGTAACGGGCCATCGTCGTGGCGGACGCGTCGTACAGGTCCGCCGCCGTCTGGGAGCCGGTCGCGCAGTAGTAGTCGTACAGCCCGAACATCGCGAAGATCATGCCGTTGTACGTGTAGTCCCCGGTGCCCGGCTGGTCGCCGGGGTACTCCTGGATCCACAGGTAGCCCGCGTCGTCGACGTTCACGCACCACGGGTACGCCTCGTCGTGCACCAGCAGCGATGCGAGGGCCCCGTCCGCGGCGGCCATGTAGCGGGCCTGGTCCTCCGCGCACACCTCGGCCAGTCCGGCGAGCTGCACGAACAGGCTGATGATTTCGCCCTGTGCCATGCCCGAGTACCAGGGGGCGGTGTAGTCGACGCCGGTGTGGACGGAGTGGGCGAAGTCGAAGCCGTAGGGGAACCACCAGGCGCCGCGGGCTTCGTCGTGCATCGCGATGAGCCGCCCGGCCTGAGCCCGCGCCCGCTCCAGGAACACCGCCCGCCGTGCCGGATCCGTCTCCGTGCGATAGCTGGTGATACAGCCCAGCCCGAACTGGGCCTGGCCCACCGGATGGTCGTAGCCGACCGTCCCGCCGTCCGGGTAGTACAGGTACTCGCCCTGCGCGTTCAGACGGTACGGCCCGGAGCTGGGCGACACGTTCGCCCAGGCGACGGGACGGTCACGCCACGGCCGCATCGCCTCCGGCAGATCAGTGACGAGCCGATAGCCGGCCTGATTCATGAGCCCTCCGGGCATGAGAAAACCCCGGCCAACAGGCGCGGGGCGGGAGAAGTATGGGCGGGTGGGTCAGGCGGTACGGCGGACCACGATGTACGAGCCGGCCACCACCGTCGTGGCCGTAGCCGAGCTGGCGTTCTGCGCCCACCGCATCTGGACCGTGCCGGCCGTACTCGAGGTGACCACGTAGAGGATCTCCTCGACGAAGGACAGCTGTCCGGTGGAGAAGACGCCGTAGTTGATCTCCGTGCCGAAGCTGTTGGTCAGGCCGCTCGCCCTGGTGGTCGTGTCCGCTGTCGACGTCGCTGAGGACACGGCGGGCCCGGAGGAGAACCGCTGCCCGGTGCAGCCTGCGGGCAGGGTCCACGCCATCTTGAAGTCGCTCGACGCCGCGCCGTTCACGGCGATGCGCACGATGATCTCGTACTCGGAGTTGGCGAGCACCGACACCAGCAGGTGGTTGTCGTTCTGCAGCGTCGTCGAGCTGGCGACGGACTCGTCAGCGGTCTTGTGGACGTAGTCGACGTCGGCGATCAGCGCGTTCATCTGGTCGCGGATCTCCGCGTTCATCAGCGCCGCGGTGACGGTCTCACCGACGACCCACGTGCGGGGGCTAGCCAGAGGCACGTGCTCACCCCCTCCTCATCGAGTTCTGCAGGTCCTGTTCGGCCTGCTGCTTCAGCGTGATCGGCGGCCGCGGGCGGGGCCGGTTGTAGGCGGTGTCGTCACTGGCCCACCAGAACCGGCGGGCCTTGAGCGGCTCACCGGCCACGAGCCCTTCCACGGCGGCGACGTCGTCGGGGAACCGCAGCGTGGTCCAGACGCCGGGCTGACAGCCCACGCACCAGAACCGCGGGTCGGCCGGGGACACGACCTGCGCCGACAGGCACACAGGGCACTGGGCCACCCACCGGCCGGCATCCACCCGCGCGATGAGCAGCGCGTCAGGGTCCACCCCGTCCGGCCGTGGGAGGCCACGCTTCTCCATGTTCTCCAGGTAGGCGATGACCCGCTCCGCCGGGGGGATCAGGTCCCATGCGTCTGGCCGGAGCGGCGGCGCCGGGGCGTAGAAGTCCTCCGCCCTCGACACGATCGGCACGGCCATGCGTCCCCCTCTCAGTACGCCAGGCGCGTGGTCTGGTCGAGCTGGCTGTAGTCCGAGCTGTTCAGGACCCACACGGTGTCGGTCTCTGTCCGGCTGACGTGGAAGTTGATGTAGTGCTGGTGGCGTCGAAGGGTTCGGGTGATGCCCTCGATCGTGACGGTGGCGCTTGAGGCTGCGGCCTCGTCGGGGAGGTCCGTCACCTCGAGCACTGTGGACACGTCCGCGTCGAGCAGTGCCCGGTAGGTGGCGAGCGGCAGCGTGTATGAGTCAACGGGGACTTGCCGCATCTCCGGCGGCGGGTCGGCGAACCGGTTGACCAGCCAGTTCGCCGCGTCCACGACTTCGTTGTCCGTCTCCTTCACCAGCGTGATCGACTGCGGGTACTGGCCGTAGGCATCGATGCTGGCCTGGTTCTTCACGCGCTGTGTCGCCCCACCCGGCCTGGTGGCGGTGACGAGGTTGATGAGCTTCTGGTCGTCGTCGTCGAAGCGGACCTCGGCAGTATCGAGGTCCGGATACGACAGGGTGATGGAGGCGCTCGGGTTGTAGCGGACGTCGCGGGACTGCAGGATCACGGCACCACTCGCCCGGTCGGCAACGAGGATGCCGCCCTCAGCCAGGGCCACCTCCTGCAAGTGCGAGAGGGGCGACCCGCCAAGCCCGGCCTGGGATCCGATACCGCCGAACGTCCCGCCCGTCGCCGTCACCGACGCGCCGACGTAGGACGCGATCCGGGCGGCGCGCACGTCGCCGTTCTCCCCGACATGCCTGGTGGTGCCGGTGGTGTAGTGCGCCACGTACTGGGCGACGTCGCCGGACGGGCCCGGGGCGTAGAACGCCAGGTGCGACAACTGGCCGGTCCAGAGTCGCCCGTTCGCCCACGAGCCGACGGTCAGGTGCCGGAGCCGGAACATCGAGTCGACGCCGACGCTGTACGCCACGCCGTCGACCCAGACGTTCCCAGCCTCTTCGTCGTACACGAAGTGATGGTGGACGCCGTTCGCCAGGTTCCCGGTCGCCGGCGCGGAGGAGGTGAGCGTCTCACCCGTGCGAGTGGACTGGATCTGGAACTCGCCGCTGCTGTTGAGGCTGAACACGATTTGGTAGCGGTTGTCGGTGGAGGTCAGGCCGCAGATGACGCGGTTGTTCGTGCTGGTGGAGAACCAGCCCTCGACGAAGATGAACGCCGACGACGACTCGGTCTCGAAGTCCTGGCCCAGGTCGCCCGTCAAGAACTGCCCGTTCGAGGCGTCGACGGGGGTGAGGGACAGCGCGCCCTGCCCGTCCGGGCCAGAGTCTGCGCCGCCGCCGAACGACAGCTCGCCGCCGCTACCGACCGCCGTGGTGCCGAGCGGTCCGGCCGTCGTGCCGGACAGGTCCCCGGCCGCGTCACTGTCCGACGCCTCGGTCAGCGGGTAGTAGCCGAGCGGCTCGTCGAGGAGAACCTCCTCGGACAGCATCGTCTCCAGCTGCCCCTTGCTGAGGATCTTGAACACGTCCGTCGCGGTGATGCTGGCAGTGGCGTGCAGGCCGGTCCACTGCGTGGGCCAGGCGTTGACGCCGCCGAAGAACAGGCCGTGGAACTGCGCGCCGTCCGAGTCGAACGTCGTTGCGCTGCTCCCCTCCTCGAGCTGGACTGCGTCGATGTAGGCGATGTCGCCGGCACCGGTCGGGGTCTGCGGATTGATCCGCAGCTGGAGACTGGGCTCGGTCGCGGCGAACGTGCAGGTGATCCGCTCCCACGCGTCGTTCAGGGTGGAGTACGAGCCGAACGCGTAATCCGTGCCCGTCGACCGGGCGGCCATCTTCAGCCGCACCGACTGATCCCCCGCCGGGACGTACACGTAGGCCGACGCGGTGTATGTGGTGCCGACGTCCAGCCCGTACACGTCGATCCGCACGGACTGCGATCCGACCGCACCCCAGGTGCAGCGCATCGACCCCGTGCCGTCGTGCACCGGGCTGGTCACCCGCGCAATCGCCGGGGTGCCCGACGACGACCAGCCGGATGTGTCCGTCTCAAAGCCAGTATTGGTGATCAGGTTCTTCGCGGTGGTGATCTCACGCACCCGAATGGGCACGCCCTTCTTCACGTTCGGGTAGTACGGCGACGCCGACCGTCCCGCAGTCAGCGCACCGTCCTCGTTGTCCAGCGTGAGCGAGCAGCTACTCGGCTGCGTCTCGGACTGCTCGTCGTTCGCGCCGCGGTTGCTGATGCTGATGCCGCGACTGACGATGTCGACCCGCTGCGTCACCTCAGTCCACGTGATCGACGCGACCGGGGTGGTGACCGTCGACCCGAACCCGAGCTCCACCACCAGCCGCGCCATCCCCTACCCCCTCTCGAAGTTCAGCGGGCCGCCGCCGTTGTTCCGCTTGAACGCAGTCAGCACCCGCTCAACCTCACGGCCCGCGGCCATCGCGTCGATCGGACCGGCAATCGTGACCGGGGCGTGAATGATGACCGTCCGCCCCCCGCCGCCCCCAGTCATCGCCGAAGCCCTCGGCGCGGGCACAGCCGCCATAGCGGGACTGAACTGGCCGGCGTTGATAGCCCGCAGTAGCGGCAGGTGCCGCTTGGTTTGCCGGGCGTTGACGACGAACTCGTTGTCGGACAGGCGGGTGGGGATGCTGTCGGACGTCTCCGTACCCGGCCCGCGAACGAGACCACCGCGGGACCGCCACAACTGCTTCTGGACCTTCTCCTCCACCGTCCGCAGAACCGTCGTGATCGTGGTCGTGGCGATCTTCCCGTTGATGCTGTTGAGCCGCCGGTTCGCCTCGGCGACCGCGTCCCGCAACTGCTGAATCTCCGCCCGGATCTTGCCCTGCTTGTCGAGCGGCGCCTTACGGAGACGCTCCTGCGCGTCCTTCAGTTTGGCCTTCAGGTCGTCCGAGTTGGCCTTGAGTCGGGCCGTCTTGTCCGGCGTGCGGAGGATCTGATCCGCCAGAGCCTTGGCCTGCGCCCGCGTCAGCCCCATACCGCGGGCCGACTTCTCCAGCTCTCCACGGCCGCGCTGGTAGACCTTCATGGCCTGTTCCCAGCTGCCCGTCTCGATGTACTTGGCCTCGACCGCCTTCATCGTCGTGGCAGCGATGGCGTCGAGGGCGGCGTTGTTCGCGCGGCCCTTCTCGGTGTTCTCGTTGAGGGTTTTGCCGTTCTCCTTGAGCGCAGCGTTCGCCGCGTCGATCGCGGCCTCCATCGCACGCACGTCACCGCGGGACTGGAGCACCGTCTGGTTGAGAGCATGCACCGACTGCTGGAGCCCGGCGACACCCTGCTGCAGCGCCTTCAGCTTCCCCTGCGTGGCGACGGCCTGGTCACCGAACGCGCCCATCGCGCGGGCCGCGATCTCCTGCTCGATCTTCGCTGCGGCCACCGCATCCCGGTAGGCCGGGAACAAGGCAGCGATCTCGCTGGCGGTGGCACCGTTGGCCTTCAGTGCCTCCGTGAACGAGGCCATGTTCTCAGCGGCCTGATCGGCGTAGCCGGAGTTCACCAGCGCAGCCAGAGCCTGGTCGACCCCAGCGAAGTCCTCCTTCACCGCACCGAACGACTTGGCCCCGCGGGTGAGATCGTTGAGCTTCGGGGCGAGCAGATCGGCCGCCTTGCCCATCGGGGCAAGAGCCAGCCACGGCTCCGCAGCCTTCAGCCCCTCGGACTCGATCCGCAGCTGCCGGAACTTCGCGCCGAGCCCTTCCATGCTGCCGAACGTCTTAGCCAGCTCCCCGCCGAACTTGCCCGTCTCGGCCAGGTTCTTCAGCGCCGTGCCGAGCCGGTCGACGTCTGGTGGCGCGCCGCGCGCCTTCTTCGCCAGTTCGTCCACGGCCATCGCCGCGATACCGAGGACGGCCAGCGCGGCGCCGGCCTTCTGCAGGGCGGTGAACCGCTGCGTCAGCCCGGCCACCGCCGTGCTGACACCGCCGAAGCGGGCCGAGCGGACGAACGTCGCTACGTTCCCCGCCGCAGCGGCAGCGGCCGTACCCACGGCGGCGAACGCCGCGCCCCCGAGCTTGATCAGCTTGAACGCGATCGCGACCTGCAGCAGCGTCGTCACCAGCCCGGACGGCACAGCCGCCGCCAGCTGAGTCAGGGCATTGACGACCTCGAGCATCCCGACGCCGACATCCGCGCCAGCAATGAGCAGGTTCGTCAGCGATTCGCCGATGTTCTTCAGCGTGTCGGCGACCAGCGGCCCGTTCGCGCGGGCGTAGTCCATGAACGCGTCCACGCCACCCGAGACCTTGCCGGCGTCGAGGTTCTCGATCAGGCGGACGATGCCAGAGTTGACGCGGGCCAGGGAACCGCGGGAGAAGTCCGAGAACTTCTCCACCAGCCGATCGAAGCCAGGCGACTCCATGCCGCCGGCCAGGAGCGTCACCATCCGGTCCAGCTCGGCGCTCGTGCCCTTCACCAGCGGCGTCAGCTTCGGCAGCAGGTTCCCCGCCACCGCCAGGCCCTTGGTGAACGGGGCCATCGTGTCCTGCGCGAGGCTGTCGCTCCAGTCCTTGTACTCGTCCTTCAGGACGGACATGGCGGCAGCCGCGGTGCGGGTCGCGGGCGGCAGCTTCATCATCTGCCGCGTGTACTCCATCTGCGCCTCAACAGCATCAGCCGACCGGGCGCCACTCTCCTCTACGGCGTCGGTGTACTTCTTCTCCGCCTCGGCCGCCTCGCCCATCGCCTTGACCTGAGGGCCCAGCGCCGCCGCGTACACGCCGACCGCGACACCCGCCGCCGCCGTTGCAGCGGCGAGAGGCGCCATCGCCGCCGCGGCGGGAATAGCGGCCGGGGCGAGGGACAGCACCGAGCCCCGCAGCTGCTCCATGGCCTTGGAGCCCTTGTCGTCGACCTCGCCCAGTCGGCGCTGCAACCGGATGGCCGAGTCGCCCGCCCGGTTCAGCACGTCGGACAGTCGGTCGCGTCCGTCCAGGATGAACGTCAGGCGGCTGCTCGCCATCACTCACCCCCGGATGCTGCGGCTCGCGCTTCGGCGAGGTGGCGGTCCAGCGCGTCGACGAGGACGTCGAAGTCCCCGACGGTCAGGTCGTCGACATCTGCGGCTCGGTATCCGAGGACGCTGCCGAAGAGGAAGAGGTACTGGGCTCGGACGACGTCGATGTCTGGGTCTCGTCGCCGTTCTCGCCGTTCGGCTGGGGGTCGGGCTCGTCTTTTGGGTCGGCGAGCATTTCCTCGATCATCCGCTCGGCGTGCTCACGGTCGAGGGCCGCGTCCGGGAGGCCGGACAGTGCGGCGCGGATGTCGTCGGCCGAGGAGTCGGACGATGCTGCGGCGATGGCCATGGCGCCCTCGATCCAGTGGACGACCTCGTCCTTGTCGAGGCGCATGTACAGCTCGTCGATCAGCGGGTCGAAGTCGCCGAACCGAAGCGTCGGTACGCTGCGCTTCTTGATGATCCAGGCCACGACGCGCAGGCACTCGAGGTCTTCGTCCCTCACGCCCTGTGCGATGTCGTCCCACTTGCGGTCGATGGTGCGCTGGGCGATCGACGTCTCAGACACACGCATCGTCCGGGCGTCGAAGTGCTCGGGCTCCCCGCCCTTCGGGCCGTACACGATGAACACGGGCGTCTCCTAGCTCAGGGAGTTGCGGACGTCAGCGAGGACCCGAGCGACCTCGGACCGTATGCGGGGCTGGTGCTTGGCGACGGTCTTGTCCCACCACAGCGGGGTGGTCCACTGGTTCGCCCATCCTCCGCGGCCCTTGTTGCCGAACGTCGGGTGCCGAATGCGGCCGTTCGCGCTGTTCATGACCCACGGCATGTTCTTCAAGTCCGGCGGCAGCTTCCCCTTGTCGGCGTACAGGCGGGCTCCCGGATTGCCGCCGGTCCGGATCGAGAGACTGACAGCGCGGGCGACCGTGTCCCGTAGCGGCCGAGACGTCGGCGATGGACCGCCCCGCTTCCCGGCCTTACGAGGCTCAGAGCGGATCGGCAGGGTGCGGATGGTCTGCTGCATGTCCGCCTTGAGCGGCTCCGCAGCCCGGCGGATACGGCGGGCGAAGTTCGCCTTGAGCCGGGAGCCGCCCGCCACCTTCAGGCGACGGGACATCTCGAGGAGCTGCCCCGTCCCGACGACCTGAACAGTGCGCGCCATGGCAGATCAGAGCGCGGTGTCGGTGCTGACGTACTCGATACGCGGCTGGTTCGTCCCGTCGAACAAGCCCGTGAAGTTGATCGTCGGCTTGACGACGTCGAAGCCCTCCACGGTCGGCGGGGCCTCGTCGATGCGGATCGCGGGCAGCACGATGCGGAAGGTCTCGTTGTACGTCGTCTCGATCTGCGGGCCGACGAACTCCCACACGAGACTCGTTGCAGCGTCCGACGTGTGCAGGTCGTCCAGCGTGGTCGCGACATAGTCCATCTCGATCGACCCGGTGATCTTCACCTGGTCGTTCGCGATCGGCTCCTTCTTCAGCCCCGACTGCCCGGCATAGAACCGATCCGTCGCCTGCGGGCGCTCGAACTTCACCGACACCTTCCGGATACCGTCCAGCGCCGTCTCCGAGCTGTAGGTGCCCGCCTTCACCGCCATCTGCCCGAAGTGGAACGGCGACATGTTGGAGTAGCTGGCCGTGGCCAGAGTCTCCGACTCGGAGCAGTCCTTGCCGTCGATCTCGAACGTCGCCATCAGCATGCCGGCGATGTCGCACGAGAACTCGGCCGCGACGACCTTGCAGCCCACGAAGCTCTTGTCCGTCACCGTTCCCGTGGTGAGCGGCACGCCCTTCTGGATCGTAAGGAACTTGCCGAACGAGTCCGCCAGGGTGTGCGTCTGCAGGTACGCGGTCGTCGTCTCCTGCTGCACCGGCGTCACCGACGTGCCCATGAGCGCCTGCAGCAGCAGCCCCATGGACTTGTTGGTGACCTCGAGGTCGATCGACCCCGACACCTCCTCCTGCGTCACGACACGACGCGACGACAACGGCAGCAGCCGACCCGCGGCAATGCCCGCAGACTGAGCCGTCGTCTTCTTCAAGACGAGGCTCTCCTTGGTGAACTCGATGAACTTCGTCGGCGCAACGAACGTGCCATACGTCGACTCCGCCGCGATACCGAGCTGGGCGCCGAGCCCGGATCCGATCGCCATCAGTCGTCACTCCCCTTCGACGCGGGCTTCGCCGCCGCCGTCTTCTTCGCCGACCGGGAAGCCCCCGGCTCCTCGACCGACTCCCATGTCTGCGGCTGGCAGACGTAGCCGTCGAACCGGGCGTCCGGTACCTCGACGACCTCGTCGGGCTGCACAGCCCGACCACCCAGCTCCGGCACGGTGACCGGCTCCGGGCCGATGAAGCGCACACGCGCCATGGCAGAACTCCTCACGAAAAGGGTGATGGTCAGATACGGGCGCGGCAGGAGACGCTGAATGCGATGACTGCCCGGACGCCGTCAGTGGTGTTGGCCTGGCGCAGCGACGCGTTGGTCAGGTGCGCCCACAGGACCGCGCCGTTCAGCGTCGGCGCCGTCGGGCTGACGCCACTCGCACGAATGGCGTCCTCGACCACGGCGAGCAACTCGAAGGCCCGCGTCCGGCGGGCCGACACATCCGAGTCGCCCGTCCATGTGTCGATCCAGCAGAGGATGTCGAAGTCCTCATCCCGAGTACGGGCGCCCGCAGCGTTGAAGTCCTGCGCCATCTGGACGGACTCTTCGGCGCCCTCCTGATAGCCGACCGCAACGTAGTCCTGCGCAGACTGGTCGCCGACCGGCGGACCGTCCAGCACCTGCACGTCAGCCAGGTCCGGAGCCGCGCGCAGGACCGTGAGCAGCGCATCGATCGCGCCCGGAATAGCGGAGGTCGCCATCAGCCCACCCCCGGCGGCAGCCGGTGCGGTTCCAGCAGCTGCAGCGCCCGGTTCGGCACCGCATAACCCCAACCCGCGATCGGCTCCGACACGTCGAAGTCGCCAGTGCCGAGCTGCGGCCGGCCAGGCCCCTGCTGAGTACGCCACAGGTGCTGCAGGATGATCCGCGCCGCGGCCGTCATGGCGGCCGGGACGATACGCCGCCCGGCGGTGTACGTGACCTCCAGCGGCCCGAGGAACGAGCTGCCGTTCAGGCGCCGCACGATCCCAGTGACCGTGTCGACGTCCAGGTCCCCGACGGTGTACGACGTCCCCCCGGTGAGCACCGGCTCCACCGAGGTCAACGCCAGCACTGGCGTCTGCCGCAAGGCCAGCAGGCGCGTATAGCGGACGTCATGCTGCTCAGTGACCGACCGCACCACGACAGGCCCGCAAAGCCCCTCAATGCCCGCGGTCACTGCCTCGATCCAGCCGCGCACCTCATCATCGTCCGTCGTCGTGGTGAGGTTCAGGTGCCGCTTCGCGTCGGCCAGAGACAGGATCCCCGGAGGCGCCGCCTCGCGCACATCGAAGCTGTCCGTGTACGCCCCGGCGTTGACCCCCGTCGCCACCCAGCGAACCGTGTGCCGCCCAGCCTGGGTCGTCGAATAGTCGTAGGTGTAGACGCCGGTGGACGCCGGCGTCACGGGCGAGACGCTGCTCGTTGTGCCATCCGGCAGGGTGATAGTCAGCGCCATCGCCCCGGCGTTCGCCAGAGTCCCGCCGGAGTCCTTCACCTGGGTGCCGAGCGGCACCACCGCCCCGAGATCGAACGGCATCTCACCCTCCGATCAACGTGGATCCGGTGCGGGCATACGGCCTCGGCCCGGCAGCGTCCCGGCTCGACACCGTCAACCCGCCGGGCCGGGCGATGTTCAAGCTGTCGGCCTCGGCAAAGTTGCTGGTTCCGGCGTCGCGGTGCGACTCCATCAGGAACGACAGGTTCGACTGGGCTGTCCATGCCGGGGACGCCGCGGTACGCAGCACCGTCCACGCTGCTCCGTCCGGCGAGGACTCCCAGAACAGCGACCCGGCGTCCTCACGCAGCCGCAGCCACGCGTGAGCCACCGGATCGTAGGCGGGGAACAGGGCGGCCCCGTCGGCGTAGCCCTGCCGCAGATACAGGCCCATGGCATTCTGGGCCCGGTCCACGATGAACCCGGCGTCCTGGCCACCCACGTCGGACAGCACCAGCAGCGACAGCGCCGCCGTGGATGCGCCGTTGGCCGCAGGCGGATACGCACGGAGCGCCACCTGCGACCACGACAGGGAGTACACCGAAGCCGACCGGTACCCGGCGAAGCCGGACGTACAGGGAATGCGCGCCCTACCGCCGGACTCCACCGGATCCCCATACGACTGAGACCACAGGACAGGATCCACGACACCGTCATCGAACCCGTCCTGCAGCATCCCGAACCCGGGCACGGTCAGGCCCTCGACGGAGGCATCTTCCGGCCGTACCCCAGAAGCACCGTCGCGCCGTACACGCCACCCGTCGCGGGCGACCCGGACACCGTCGACACCACCCTCAGATACCGCTGGTGGCCCGTATAACCGATCTCGTGCACCTGCGCATCATTCGACGACGTGATCGCAGGCTCCGAGCCCTGCAGGAACTCGGCCGCGACCGCCGTCCAGTCCGAGCCGTTCGGCGAGTCCTGCACCTCGATGGTGTGGGTGCCGTCCGTCACCGTCCCGGCGTGAATCAGGATCATCGCCGACCTCGCCGCATCGCCGTCGACGAGGCGGTCGACCGCCGCGCCGGACGTGGTCGACGCGATCAGCGCCGGGGCGATCGTCGGCTTCGCGACCAGCATGTTGTAGACCGAGCGCCTCACGGCGTCCCCTCCTTGCTGCTGTCGTCCTTCGGCTCGTGCTTCACCTCGGGCTTGGCCGCCGCCTTCTTGACCGGAGTCGCGGTCTTCTTGGCTGCCGGGCGACCCACGGAACGCTTCTCGCCTGGGTCGGCAGTCGCCTGCTCCACCTTGGGCGCCCGCTCCGACACGTAGGTGTCGACGTCCTCGAACAGGGCCTCACGGCCCTTGATGACCGGGTCGGAGGCGTCCACCAATTGCCCCACCGTGACCATGCGCGGCACACCGTTCACTGACACGGCGAACGCCGCCCTGCATCGCTTGATCGCCATTGCGCTTCCTTTCCGCCGCGCGCAGGGGCCGAGGAAGCCTCGGTCCCTGCTACGCCGCTACGTGGGATCAGGCCGCGGTGGCGATGTTGAGAAGACGCAGAGCAGAGTCATTAACGACATCTGCCCCAACCCGGTAATACGCGTACCAACCGCGCGAACCGGACGGTCGGTTGTTGCCGGTGGCGAACAGGTGCGGAATGAACTCAACGGTCATTCCGACCCTGTCAGCGATCACGTAGTTCGACAGATCACCGTAGGCGAGGATGTAGTTGTTCGCCGTGGCCGTGGCGTCGAACGCCCCGTCCATGTCCTCCGCCTCCAGCGCCGGACGACCCAGCAGCATCGCCGGAACATCCGCGCCGATGCGCTCCCACATCTGCGCGCCGCCGCTGGTGTCCATCTGCCGAACCAGGTTGTAGATCGCGCGGTTCGCGACCCACGACGCGTTCCCCCTGTAGCGGGCAGGCAGCGCCTGGTCCATCTTGTAGATGTCCGCCGCGGCGAACGTCTCCGCCGTGGTCGGCGCCACCTCCGACGAACCGCCTGCGAGGGCAGTGACGAGACCGGTGGGCTGTCCGGAACCGGAGCCCGTGGCGAACGCCGCCGCCTCGAGGGTGTCCTTACCGAACGCCAGCAGGCGCGCGACCTCCTGGGTGACGTTGGCCTCGTCCTCCAGCGCCTCGATCGAGATCGGCACGAAGCCGGCCGCCTTGTGAACCGGCACGGTCGGCTGGGCGAACGTGGTGGAGTCGTCGGAGACCTCGGCACCCTCCGCGTCCCACGACCACGACACGGCGCCGGAGGAGACGCCGTTCCACACGTCGCCGGTCGCGACGACCGTGCGAGCCGCCTCACGGATCTGGTTCCGCGAACCGTTCGACGTGATGATGACCGTCGGGTCCAGCTGGAACGGCACCAGGTAGCCGCCCGCGCTGTCCGTCAGGCTCATGGCCCGCTCGAGGGCCCGCTGCTCGTCCGGGGACAGCATGTGGCCCTTGCCGGCCGCGCACTTGGACCAGGCGCGCATGTACTCGGGGCTGGAGGTGGCGAGGCACAGCTTCGCGATCCGCGAGTCGCCGTCGTCCCAGCGGGCGACGATGTTGGTGGACGCCTCACGGACGGCGTCGTCGGCGCCGGGCATCCTCTCGATCGCGGACAGGGCGCGGGACCGCAGCTCGCGCGCGACCTGTCCCTTCGACTGGCCGAAGGTGCGAACCTCGGACAGGTCCCACGGGTTACGGAACCGCTGGTCCTCGACCGAGTCGGGGTGGAGCACCGGGTCCAGGTCGTAGCCGTCGCGCGAGGAGGTCGGCGTGCCGCCCTCGATCCTCGTCGCGGCCGGGCGCCGCTCCGTGGTCTTGGTCGCCGACCGCACACGCTCCAGAGCGGCCTTGCGCTCGAGCTGCCGGCGGTGGTCGTCGACGTCGGCGAACTCGCGGGTGAGCTCGTCGAAGCTCTGCTCGTCCTCGGAGGTGAGGTCGTCCTTCTCGCCGAGACGCTCAAGCTCGGCCTGGATGTCCTTGAGGCGGATCACCGCCTGGGAGTGGGAAAGCTCCATCAGTCCTTGTCCTCTTCGATGGGCGCCAAGCGGGTCTTCATGAGCGCCGCGATCTCGCGGATGTCGCTCCTGAGCCGGGCCTGGCTGGGGTTCACGGGTGTGGAGGGGTGCCCATCGGAGGGCGGCGCCTCGGTCGTGCTGGGGGCTGGCGGGTGCTCTCGCTCGAGCGGCGCGCCATCGGTGGTGCTGGTCTCAGGTGCGGCAGGTTCCGCGGCTTCAATGCGGATCGGGGCCGAGGTGGACGGGTGCCCCTGTGCGGGCGGCGCGTCCTCACGGCTAAACAGGAGCGCGGTCGCGACCTCGCGGCGCAACTCCGGGTCCTCAGGTACCTGCGGGGCCGCCGCGTCCCTTGCGAGGGACTGGCGGATCTGACGGGCCATGTCGTCGCTACGGATCAGCTCGGCGGCCAGTCCCCGACTGCGGACGCTGACCGCCGTCCCGGCGTAGGCCGGGAACACGACCGGTCCGAGCTCGCGACACTTCAGCTCGATGAGCTCACGTCGCAGCGGGCCCCGGTCGCCTGGCATCCACAGCAGGTCGAGAACCTCCTCCGGCTTGACGACCTTGCCCGCCGCGTCGCGCCACTCCTCACGAACGACCTCGAACCGGAACGACATGCCGTTCACCGAGCCCTCGGCGATCGCGTCCCGGACCGGCTGCATCAGCCAGTTGTCGGTGATGCGGCCCTCGACATAGAGGCCCTGGTCGTCCTCGCGCAGGTCGACGATCGACCCGATCGGCAGGCTGCCGATGAGCGGGTGCCGGCCGTGGTCGAATTGCATGACCGGGGTCTGTTCCCTGATCGTCTTCCGGAAGGCGCCCTTGCGGATCGTCTCCGTGAACCGGCCCTCCCACGAGTCGATCTCCGTGTCCTGGCCGAACACTGCGGCGTAGCCGTTGAGGGTCCGGCCGTCACCCTCCCCGTCGTCGTCGGCCCGCAGGAATGAGAACGGCGCGGACCGCTCCAGGTCTCGCGCCGTAGGATGCAGGGTGCCCATCAGGTCCCCTCCTCAGGTGGTGTGGGCTCAGTCGGCGGCCCGGTACCGCCTGGCTCTTGGAGTTGGACACTGAACAGACCCGAATGCGCCAGCAGGCCCCAGTCCTCCGAGAGGACCGCGGGCACCACAGACTCAGCCGTGTAGCCCGCATCGAGCAGGGTCCGGATCGTTCGGGACTGAATGCCCTGGATCTCGGTGGCGTCCTTCTTGTCCTCGCGCAGGAACGGCACGTCCCGGGCGTCGTACCAGAGCCGCACCGCCCCCGAGCCACCGCCACCCGGCGGCGTCACGAGACGCTGGAAGGACCCGGCGACGTTCTGCCACAACGGGTGAATCGTGCCGTCAGCGAAGCGCCTACGCGCCTGCCCGTAGTTCGAGTAGGTGGCGGCCTGCAGCCCCTCGGACAGGCCGACGATGATCGGCGGCACCCCGGCGGCAGCAGCGATGCGGGTCTCACCGGCTCCCTGAACCTTCGAGAAGTCCAGCTGCTGGAAGTCCTTGCCGACCACACTCACATCGGCGCCGCCGCCCAGGTACATCGTCTTGTACGCGTTCGCGGCACCCTTGTGCGTGGCGTCCATCTTCGCCTTGAACTTCTCGAACGCCTCCGGTGACACCTCGCGCGCCAGCCGCACCACCAGGTTCGGCGTGGCGGCGTTCTCCATGAACCGCCGCTTGTGGCTGGACATGAGGTCGTCGTTGATGGTCTCCCGAATCACCGGCGTCAGCCACGACATGCCCCGGTACGAAGCCAGCGGATCCGGCACCGGCGCGAAGTGCGCCACCTCATCCACGAGCAGCGGCACAGGCTCCCCGCTCGGCTCCTGGTACACGTAGCCGAGCTTCTTCCACCCCAGCGTCCCGCCACGGAACTCGCGGGGCTCGAGGACGATGTACACCCAGTCCGGGCGCAGCCTGACAAGCTCATCCTCCACCACCGTCCAGTAGGAGTTGCCGGCGAGGTCCGCGTCCTGAATGACCCGGGCCAGGAGATCCTGCGTCGTGCCGCCCGTCCACGGCTCCTCCAGCAGCCGCAGATCCGTGCTGCCGAACATCTCCGACGGCCGGCCCTGGTTCAAGCGCTGCCACTGGAACCGGGTCGCCGAGAACACCGACTGCCGGGCCACCATGCACGCCCAGATCACCGGGTTCGTCGCGAACTTCATCGCATAGCCCGGCAGATCCGAAGGCGCCTTCTCCGCGACCTGTCCCGGCATCGACTGCTGCACCGCCAGCGGCGAGTAGCCCGAGTAGCCCAGCGACTCCTGCAGCGCGAGCGCGTAGTCCTCGATCGTGCTGATGTCGCGATGTTCGGAGGGACGCCCGCGCGTCGCCCGCCACAAGCTCGTCACGGGCGTCCCTCCTTCCCGCCCTCAGCAGGGTCCACATCGGTCAGGAACAGGCACCAGGCCGCAAAGCCCAGCCCGCCCGCGACCAGACCGGCAGCCAGGCCCAAAGCCATCCCCGCGCCGGCGGCGGCCGTCCAGCCGCCGACCAGTACGCCGAGGCGCGACAGGGCGACACGGCTCATCCGAAGGCGACCCACGGCTCGACCTCCTCCTCGGGCTCCTCGACCTCGGCCGTAAGCCCCCATCGAGCCAGCGTCACCCCGACCAGCGGACTGATGTCCACGCCCACGCCACGCCGGGCCCACGCCCACGCCTCACCCAAGTCGCGCTTCCTCGCGCCCGCCAGGGCCGTAGCCAGCGGCGCCTGGTCAAGGTGAACGACATCACCGGACGCGACCGCGTCGTAGAACGAACCGCACGCCTGCGCAACCTGCCGGACCCGCGGCGAGACCACCTCCACGCCCAGCGCCCGCTCCAGGTCCGGGATCAGAGAGCCAGCCGGACCGCCGCCGTCAACCACCCAACAGCGAGGCGACCAGCGTTCATGCAAGTCGCGGGCCCGCTCAACCACCCAGTCCACCCCCGGCCGGTTGTCAACGACCTCCACGTGGACAGCGGCGCCATTCATCCCGGCAACACAGATCGACGTATGCGACCGCTCCGGCGTCATGTCGATGGAGAACGCCACCGGATCCGACGCGCCGCTCTCAGCGTCCGCGAGAGCCCGCCACGCGTCCTCTCCGATCACCTGCCAGGTGTCCTCGGTCTCCGACGGGTACTCGCCCACCCCGAGCCGCTCCCTGGCGAAGATGGCCTCGCCCATCGTCAGCCGCTCGCGTTCGGTGTGCTCCAGCGACAGCCGGAACCCCAGGGCGGGGTTTGCCCGCGCAACAGCCTCAGGAGACGTGGGGTCATCGTGCTCGCTGCAGCCCAGGCGGCATTCCGTCACATGCGGGTTGATCGACCACTCCAGATAGGCCAGCGACGGATCCGGCACACCCGACTCGACAGCCGACAGGGCACGCTGCCGGAGCCGGCCCAGCTGCATTGACGGCGCCCCGATGCCCGCACTGCCCAGATACCAGACCTGCGGGTCCTTCACCGCGGCCATCGTCGGCATCAGTGCACCCATAGCGTCGTCGCTCAGGATCATCGCCTCGTCCAGCACGTTCAGGTTGCCGGTGAAGCCACGCCCGGAGCCGCTGGAGCGGGCCAGGAAGCGCAGCCGCTGGCCAGTGAGCAGCTCGATGGACTCCTCGCCCGTCGTGCGGCGCACCCGGGCCACGCGCTTGCGGAGCTGGTCGCAGTTCATGATGAGCTGCTCGATCCGGCGGAACGCCTCGATGGAGGTCTTGAACTCGTGCGCCGAGTGGAGGATCAGGCGCTCCCCCAGCAGGAACAGGCCGGCCAGCTCGCGGGCTTCGATGATCCCGCCCTTGCCGTTCTGGCGAGGCACGTTGACACAGGTCTCGAAGGCGGACCATGAGCCGTCGGCGTTCTCGCCCAGACCCACGTGCAGTGCGTACTGCTGCCAGGGGTCGAGCTGCAGGCCGGCGACTGCCGCGAGCTCTACGGCCTCCTGGCCCGAGCTGGAGACGAACGGCGGCACCGTGGACAGCCTGGGCCGCTGGGCGCCCTTAGGGGGGCCGTCAGGCGCCGCGGCGCTTCGCTCGGCGAGAAGCGAGGTCATCGAGAGCGTCCCCCTCCTCGACCGAAGTTGCCAAACTGCAAAGGTCCTTCATGACGGCGCGAAGCTGGGCCGCGACGGCGGCGAGAGCTGTCGGGGCGTCAGCTTCGTCGGCCGCGCGCGCGAGGGAAAGTGCCAGCTCAGAGAGGCCGGGGTGGGTCTTGTCGGCACCGAGCATCCGGATCTGACGGCTCGTCGCCTCTGCGTTCGCGTTCTCACCCTTCACTGACGATTCACCTCAGCAAATCCCGCAAAGTTGGCCAAAGGGGTTGACAACGCCATGATCACGTCTTCGGATCAAGCCACGCGCAAAGCCGAGCGACAGGGGCTTTTGGGTCGCCCGCTCATATGAGCGCCACGACGACCCAAGGCCCCCCTCCCTAGGGGGTTGACACCGCCTGACCTGCTGCGATGCGCGCCGATCTGAAGGAGGGTTCGCGACCGATACGGCATCCCGTCCGGTCCCGGTGGGTGCGCTGCCGCTCGACCGGGTGGTCGTCGGCTGCGGCTGCGGCACGCGCTACCCCGCGACCCGGCAGGCGTATGGACCGATGGGAGCGGGAGTTGCCAGTGTGCTGCTGCAATCACCAGGCTCGGGATGCTTGGCGTCCGACCGGCTGCACCTTGGCCTTGGCTTGCCGGTTGTACCAGCGGGTGGCGACGGCGATCATGCCCTCGTGCCTCATGTCCCGCACGCGCTGCATGACGATGTCCCGGCCTGGGTCGACAGCGACGACCTTGGCCTCAAGCCGGCGGTAGCGGGCGAGGGCCTTGGGGCTGGGCATGGTGTGGATGAGGTACACGTCGGTGCGGTCGCGGTGCTTGATGGCCTCATCGAGAGCCGCGAACCGCGCGCGGAGCGCGACCTTGCGGAGGATCTCATCCTGGTTCCAGTTAGGGGCACCTGGCCCCGACAGCGCGAGGGTGATGCGGTCGAGGTCGATGACGACGTCCGTCGGCTTGGCTCTGGCCTGGATCCAGCTGGACTTGCCAGCGGCGGGCGGGCCGGTGATGACGTACAGCACGTCACCACCTCCGTGACGCACGCTCCAGCGAGCGAATGGGGGTGGCTCGGTTCCCGCGTCGCCCGTTGCAGCGGCGGTGCGCGCTGCGGGCGTTGGCCGGGTCGAGGAGGTCGCCGCCGCGGGAGAGTGGGACGAGGTGGTCGAGGGTGAACGACAGGGGTGCTCGCTGCGCCGCTTCGCCTGTGAGGCTGTAGTCGATGGCTCCACCGCAGATCCAGCACGGGTAGCGCATGGCTCGCTGCTGGTCGCAGAGCCGGCGGTACGGGCGCCCGTTGCGCGGGTTGCCGGCCACAGGCGCCTCCCCTCCTACTGGTCCTGCTGGTCCCGGAGCTCCGCCTCGTCGCGTTGGCGCTGCCGCTCCTCGAGGGCTGCCTCGTTGGACTTGAAGAGCCCTTCCATGTACGCGTCGAGGTAGTCGCTCTCCGACAGGTGATTGCACTCCGCGGGCTTCGGATCTTCGCCTGTCTCGGGGTCGAAGCCGGCGGGCCGGGAGCTGATCACGTCGGCAACAGCGTCCACGCACAGCTGGGTCTGTTCAGCCTCGGATAGTGCCGGGGGCTCGGTGACGGTCGCCGTGGCGGTGACCGTGGGCCCGGGTTCGGCATCGCTGCCGCTGCTGCTGCAGCCGCTGAGGGCGAACAGGACGGCTGTGAGTGCGGCTGTGGTGGTGCGTCGCATGGTCCCCCCAGGACTAGCGGTAGTGAGAGGGGGTCATCATGCGCCGGGACTGGGGCGGCGGGAAGCGGAATGACCGTTCCGTGATGCTGCGTTCGGGCCGTCAGCTACTGACCGTGAGGTCGACGCGTTCCACGGAGGAGGAGTCGGGACTGCACCGCGTACACGGCCTGATGCTGCCCGTCCTTGAAGATCGTGAAGATGCCCTCTTCGATGAAGTAGGCCGCGGCGATGCTCTTGGTCAGGACTGTTGTTCCGACGTCTTCGATGCGGGCCTTGAAGTCGTGCATCTGGGTGCGTGCTGGTACGGGCACGGGAACTCCTGGTGGTAGCGCTGATGACGGTGGTGGTGGGTTGTCCCGCTGCCCGGCGTGGGATGGGGGGTGGGCAGCGGGACGTCGGGGCACGGGCCCCGGCTCAGGCGGCGCGGGCTCCCTCAGGGAGGGGCGGCGTCTCGCCGGGCTCGATCAGTGCTCTGGTCTCTTCGTCGCGGATCGCCTTGGGGATCTCGCGGACGTTGTAGCGCACGGACTTGCCGCTGCCGTACCTGCTGATGCGGCCTTCGGACGCCCAGCGCCAGATGGTTCCGACCGACCGGCCGGCCCAGTAGGCGGCGTCTGCGGCGTTGACGAGTGCTGGAGGCATGCGGGGCACCTCCGGGAACGACGAAGGGCCACCCGGTGGGGGTGGCCCTGGCGACACGTGAAGCAGAGTGATCCCAGAATGCTTCGGTGCAGGTCGGCTTGTCAACCTACGTTGCCCTAGGGATGCGTGACCGTCGTTTCCCGGCGGACGGCTGGGTCGCTCCGCCAGACTGCCCGCATGGGTCTTGTGGTGACGGTGCAGCACGACAGCCGCGAGGAGTGCGAGGCCGAGCTCGATCGTCTGTGCCGCGACTACGGGATGACGCCGACGCTGGCACCGACACGCTCGTTCGGCACGAACCGGTGGATGGCCCGCGCAACACCGACGGCCCCGGCCGGAGAGGGCCAGGGCCGCGGGGCGTAGCGGGTCAGACGGCTGGTGTGCCGCTGCCGGGGCAGGTCTCGGTGCCTGTGCCGCCCTTCTGGTGCATGGCGACGGGTTGGCCCTTCTCGGCTCCTACGCCTGCGCCGCAGACGGGGCAGTTGCCTTCACATAACGCGGGGTCGAAGCGGTTGGTGCACATATCAGGTACCTCCTGGTCGGGGTGGTGCTGATAGAGGTGGTGCCACCCGCCCCGTAGTGGGCGGGAGTCTTACAGCTTGCGGGCGAACACCCTGGAGCCGTCGTGGAATTTGATGGTGACGCCGACGTGTCCTTTCCTCGCGCCGTGCCGGGTGGACCAGCGTTCGACGGCCGCGACTTCGGGTGACTCGGCGTGGGAGACGAGGGCGGCCAGCCATGCTTCGGGGGCGTCTGTGGCTTGTGGGGCGGGCCCGGCTGGGGCGGGTGTGCCGGTGACGGGCTGGTCGGTGAAGCCGTCGTGCTTGGCCCCGTCGGGGAGTTGGCCCATGAATTGCCAGCGGGTTTCGCCGACGCTGGTGGTGATGGCCAGGCCGCGGGGGTGTTTGGTGTCGCCGACCTCGGCGAGTGTCTGTACTCGGGTGCAGCCGGGGGTGTTCTTGGCGAGGTCGGTGATGAGGTCGGTGAAGCGTGCGGGGCGCATAGGTGGCTGTGTCCTTCCGTGGCGGCCGGGCCAGTCTAGGACTGGGGGTCGCGGGGTTTACAGGTTGTTGGTGGTCTTGCCGAGCCACCGGCTGTGGCTGTTGACGGTCTGCTGTCGGACGGGGCCGGTGTAGTGGTGGTGGTGCTCGGTGGTGGTCTTGGGGCTGACTTTGACGAGGCGGGCGAGGGCCCAGATGGGGGCGGCGATAGCGAGGGGGGCGGCGGCGATCAGGCCGATGACGGTCGGGTCGGCGTGGCCGGAGGCCCAGAGGACGGCGCTGGCGGCTCCTCCGGTGGCGAGGGTGAGGACGCTGCCGGTGAGCATGAGTGCGCTGGCGTCGGTGGCCTTCTGGGACATGGGTGGCCGGCCGGGCTGGGGTACGGGCGGGGCGGTGCCGTAGCGCGGGAGCGGCGTGTCGTCCCGGTACGACGTGGGGGCGGCCAGGGCGTCGTTGACGGCGGCGATGAGGTGGTCGGCCTGCTGGCGGTGAGCGGGGGTGGTGGTCATCGGATCCTCCGGTCGGTGGGGTGTGCGGGGGCTGTGCAGGGCGGTGAAAGTGCAGGTGGCGGTCTGTGCAGCCCCTGTGCGGGGGCCCGGTGGGACTGTGCGACGTGCACTGGCCTGGGGCCGTGCCGCACAGTGCCCACACAGGGCCAAACCCGCACAAACACACAGGGGCACACAGGGGCAAACAGGGTCCTATCGGGCCCGCTGGAGGGCTTCCACGGTCCAGCCCCAGACACGCTTGCCGTCGAGCGGGAACTGCACCGCCGGCACGTCCACACCCAGCACGGCGAGCCGGTCCTTGAGCGCCGACCCGGCCCGGGACGCGTACCGCACGTCGCTCTCGTCGGCGCCTTGGACGAACTCGCCGTCAACGGTGGCGAGGTGGGCGAACACCTCCGCGCGGGTCACGTTGCCCCGACCCGTCGAGGCCGCAGCCTTGAGCAGGTGGTCGAGGATGTCCGGCTCGGCAGCCGCCGGAAGGACGCCCGCCCGCTGCCGCAGCTCGTAGGCCCGGCGCAGGATCGTCTCGACCTCGTCGTCGGTGTAGAAGTACGACTGCGTCAGCACGGGCTCCGACGTCTCGCCGGTCTGCAGGTAGCCGACGCCGCGCTGGGACTTGAGGATCCGCTGCGCGTTGTAGCCGGCGGTCGCACGGCCCTTGCCGAGGATCGTGTCGGACGCCTCGGGGGTCATGCACCGTCCGGCCCAGCGGGTGGACAGGATGTCGCGGATGCCGGTTGGTACGGCGTTCGAGTCGGGCTTCTGCGTGGCTGCGATGACGATGACCGCGTAGGCCCGGCCCTGCTGAGTGATCAGCCGCAGGAGCCGCTCCAGTTCCTTCTGCTGCTCGGGGCTGGCGGCGGCCATGTACGACGCCCACTCGTCGATGTACAGGATCGTGAACCGGACGCGCTTGTCCTTCGCGGCCAGCGACTCCGAGAACTTGCGGACGCTGTGGTCCTTCACGGTCTGCTTCAGCTCGGGCAGCACGACCTCCCACACGTGCGTGAGGATCGCGAGGAGCTTCTTGGGGTCGCCGTCGGTGTCGATCATCTGGGCGATCGGCTCGAAGGGGGTCAGGTCGAAGCCGCCCTTGCCGTCTGCCAGGTAGAAGTCGGCGGTCACGTCCAGGCTCGCGGCGAGCAGCGGGTTGTTCGCTGCGGCGGACTTGCCGGCTCCCGGCTCGCCACCGAAGAGGGCGGTCTTCTCGAACCAGTCCACGGCCATGACGTCGCCGCGTTCGGAGACGGCCATGGGTACGGGCGCCCAAAGGTTGACCTTCTCAGCTGCGAGGAGCGGCCCCTTGTGGGGCTTGCCGGTGAAGGGGACCTTGAGGGTGACGCGCAGGGTGAGCCAGTCCTCGCGCTCCCCCTTGGTCTGGGAGACCTGCTGGACGCTGACGCCGAATCCGTTCGCGAGCTGCGGCGTGGCGCCGAGGGCCTTGGAGGCGGGGATCCCGTCGGGCAGCTCCAGCCGCACCTCCCAGGCGGCCCCGTCGGCGGTGAGGGTGCACGGCGACAGGAGCTTGACGACGTCGTCCGTGCCGATGACCTTCGCCGACCGGTAGACGCGGTTGACCATGTCGTCGGTCATGCGGTCCCCGTCGCCGATCTTCGCGTCGCGGTCGGTGTAGAGCTCTCCGGCGGTGGTACGGCGTCCGAGGAGAGCGAGCGCGGCGAGCGTCGCGCCCGTGGCCATGAGCCCGCCCGGGGCGCCGAGGAGGTGTATGCCTGCGCCTTCGACGGCGGCGACCGGAGCCAGGGCGGCGGCGCCACGGAGGGCCCGCTTGGTCCGGGCCTCGGCGCGGGCCTTCTTGTAGCCGGCGAGGGCCTTGGACGACTCGGCGAACGCCGCCTCCATGTCCTTGCGGCGCTTGTCCTTCTCCGTGCCCGGGATGAGCCGCTTGTCGTGGGCCCACTTGGCGGACTTGTAGTCGCGCTGCGCCTGCTGAACTTCGTGCCGGGACGCGAGGACCTGTACGCCCTCGACGCCCTGCACCCAGAGGGCGGTGCGGGCGATACCGCGCCACGTCTGCGCGGCGTGGCCGTGCTCGGTGGCCTGGCGTCGCAGCCACCTGCGGAAGCCTCGGGCGCTGTTGACGCGGCCGACGTGGGCGCGGGCCTTCCACCCGGCCCGGGTCTTGGTCCAAGCCGGGGTGAGGGGGGTGTCGCCCATCGGGTCGGCGCCCGCGGTCTGCTTCACGACCGGCGCGGCCTCGGGGGCGGCTCCCGGCCCGGAGAAGAAGCTGCCGACAAGGCGCTCCCACTCGGGGTCGGGCATGCTGCTCGGGGTGGTCTCGACGCTCACTTCTGCTCCTCGCGGGTCTCGGTCTTGACGCGGTTGCGGAGGCGGACGGCGTACTCGTTGGAGCCGCCGCCGATGACCTCGCGCACGTTCCGGGCGGAGAGCCGGTCGGTGCCGCCGAGTGCTTCGGCGAGCTTGCGGACCTTGTCGATGTCGGCCGGGTCGAGGGGCTTCTCGGGTGCCTTCGGGGCGGTGCGGCCGGAAGCCTGCTTCCCTTTACGCCCAAGGGCTGTAGCCGTCTTGGAGCCGCCCGCAGAGGCGGCGCCTGACCCTCCCCCCGTACCACCGCTGGGGCTGCCGCCAGAGGCGCCCCCGGCGGGTCCTCCGTCCCCGCGGTCGGGGCCGAACATCTCGGCGAGGAGGAGGTCGACCGCTATCGACTCGGGTGTGCGTCCGGCGTTGCTGAGGACGGACTCGATGCCGGCGCGGGCGGCCTCGCGGGCTGCGAGCGTCCCGGCGGTGACGCTGAGCGGCAGGAGGTGGAGGTTGTGCCACGCCTGCTCCCAGGCGGTGTCCCGGTCGATGGCTCCGGTCGGATGGGCGACCATGATCCGCCGGTACTCGGCGAACTCCTCTGGGAACAGCTTCTGCCGCTCGGAATCCTCAGCCGCCGCGGTCCGGGCCGCAGCCTTCTCGGCCTCGGCCTTCACCTTGGCGGTGACCTTGTCGGCGGCACGCTGCTGCAGACTCCGAGGATCGGCCGCGGCCTTCGTCTCCAGGAACTGGCGCACCTCAGCGAGGACCGGGCCGATGATCGACGTGGCGGCCAGCGCGACACCGGCGACGATGCCGTACTCCTCGGTGCCGTGAGTCAGGTTGATGTAGCCGGCCACCGAGGCGAGCGACGCGGTGAGGATCCAGAACGGCCAGCGGGGCAGGCCCTTGCGGTGCGCCCACTGGGTGCCGAGGACGCCAACCCAGGCGAGGAGCTCGAGGAAGAACGGGACCGGGAGCATCAGCCACGCGTAGCCGGGGTCCTGCTCGCCCTTCTTGTGGAGCTTGAGGAAGTACGACAGCTGGGCGGGCAGGGCGGCGAGGAGGCCGAGGACCATGACGACGTTGACGAGCGCCTTGAAGTGGCTGCCGTTGTCGGCGGCCTGCTCGCGGCGCTGCTGCTTGCGCTGCTGCTCTTCGTCGGTGGCGTCCTCCTGGACGGCCTTGAGCTGCTTGGCGAGCTTGGCCTGCTTGACCTGCTCGGCCATCTGCTCAGTCGCGGTGCGTGCGGCGCCGGCTTCAACGACCTGCGCTGCGGCAGCGGCGTCGGCCTGGATTCGCGCGGCTTCGGCGCGAGTCTTTTCGGCTGCCGCCTCGCGCTCCTTCCAGGAGCGGTAGTCGCTGCTCACGGTGATCGGTTCCTTCCTGGGTTAGGCGGTCTTGGCGGGGCGGGTCTTGCGGAGGTGGGGCATGGCGGCGAGGCCGAGTCCGAAGCCGACGAGTGCCGGCTGGCCGACCGCCCAGTTGAGGACGGGCACGATCAGGTCGGTGCCGATGCTCGGGAAGAGCAGCAGCACGGCCAGGGCGGCGAGGATGAGGAAGAGGTTCTTCACGGGTGGTCAACCCCTCGGGGTGGTCGGGACGGTCGGGTGTCTGGCGCGTTCTCCTTGGCTCCCGCGCGGGACGGGAGCCGCGGACAGCGGTCAGTCCTGCGGGGTGTGGTCGACGGTGGCGCCGAGGATCCGCATGGCGGTCTGCTGCGAGTAGTCGCCGGAGTGGAGGGTGAGGTCCCAGGCGGCGTGGTGACTGCCGTTCGCGAGCTGCTTCCCGGCTTCGTCGATCTCGGCGTTGGTGGGCTGGTAGCCCTTCGGCTCCGGCTTGCGGCTGAACAGGCCCATCGGTTTCTCCTCGGGTCAGCGGGTGTGGGTCTTCTTGTGGGTGCGGATGGCGCTCTTGCAGTCGGGGCACTTGCGGACGGCACCGTTTCCGACGACGGGGGCCGGGATGGTGCGGCCGCAGATCGCCGGGGTGGATCCCGGTACGAGCTGGGGGTGGCAGTCGGGACAGTGGAAGTGCATGTCCAGGACGGGGCGGCCCATCAGGCGGCGGCGGGCTGGTGGAGGCCGCGGATCTCGGGCATCAGCGGCTCGTCGGGGTTGGCCTCGTCGTGCTCCATGGCGTCGAACACGATGGAGATGGCGCGGTCGTAGTCGCCCTTGGCGCGGGCGGCCCGGTACTCGTTCAGGTAGGCGATGCGGGTCTGCTGAGACATGGGTTCTCCTTGGGTGGCTGGTCCTGGGGGTGGCGTGCCGCGTCGGCGGGGCTGGGGGTGTCACCCGCCGACGCGGCGGTCGTGCACTGGCCCGGGGCGGGCGGGGGAGCCGGACAGGTGCCCCGGGCCAGTGGTCTGGGTGGCCCTAGCGGGGCCGGGTGGTGCTGCGGCGGTTCGCTTCGCGGACCTTGTCCGAGAGGGCCTTGCGCTCGGAGTCGGTCATGACGTCACCTCCACGAGCCGCAGCGGGGCGGCCGGCTGGTCGGTGGTGTAGTTGACGAACCCGGTCGCGAGGCGCTGCCTGGTGGCCGTGTCGGTGACGGACACCCTCAGCAGCAGGGGCCCGTCCGGGGACTCGCCGACCGTGCGGATGATCTCGTCGGCCTTGGCCTGAGCGGCGGTCAGGCGCGCCAGCTCGGCGGTCATGACCCGGCCTGCTTCGGGACGGCCCGGTCGGCGAGGAACTGGTCGACGGATGCGGCGGTGACGCGGAAGCGGGGGCGGGTGCCCTTGCCGATGTCGATGGCGTCGAGGTGGCCAGCGCGGATGAGTTCGCGAATGTAGTTGGAGGTGGCGCCGATGCGGGCACCGGCTTCCCCGGGGGTGATGTAGCCGCTCACGGGGGCGGCGGAAGAAGACGTCACTGGGTGCTCCCCTGCGGTCGACTGGGGCTGACATGTAGAGCGTGACAGATTGCTTCGGTGCAATCAATCGGTACGCAGGGATCAGATCGGAATCCGGACAGCAAGAAGCCCCCGCCATAATGGGCGGGGGCTAACTATCCGCAGGTCAGGCCGGGAAGTCGTACTGCAGCAGGTACCGAGACGCGTCCAGAATCATTCGGTTGACCGTCAACACCCGGTCAGCCGAATCGAAGGCATACCGCACCACCTCGGCCACCGGAGCAGGCGCCCGCACCTGAAGATCAGCAGCCTCGGCCGCCGACGGAGGCCGCGACTGGATCTCCTCGCGGTAGCGGACCGGCGCATGGCCGGCGTCGGCGAGGCGCGCGTACACGCCACCCGGTCCGGTGTCGACCTGGGTAATGCGGGTGCCGCGGGCCAGGTCGTCGGGGATGTACTCGGTCGAACGCATCACGGCCACGCCGTCGACCACGTACTTCCGGTTGCGACGCCAGACGAGTTCGCCCTCGGGGATGTCGAGGGCCCGAGCGACTGAGGGCTCGGCGGGGAGCTGCTCGATCTGAACGTCTCGGACCTCGAGGTCGCGGTCCTCGATGTCGATGTCCCACATGGACCGCCCCCCGCCCCACTGCTCTGCGGAGAGCCGCTGCAGGGCGTTGCGGACGATCGGCCGCCAGCTGCGCACGTACACGCCAGAGCCCACGCGGGATTCGACGAGACCCTCGTCGCGCAGCTTGGCCAACGCTTGCCGGATGGTGCCCTGAGAGATCGGCGCGTACTGGGTGACGAGGTCCCGCTCGACAGGCAGGCGCCCTTCCGGGAACTCGCCGGCCTTGATTCTGGCGCGCAGGTCGTCTGCGACCCGCTGGTACTTGGGCGACCCGCCGCCCGGCTCACGTGCCACATGACCTCCCTAGAGACATATCTAGAGCAACGGTAACTGCTCCATATGCGGACAGGGAAAGCCGGAGGCCCCGACCCGCACGGGTCGGGGCCTTGATCATGCGGCGGTTGCTGCTCGCCGGGTGGGGGTGAGGCTGAGCATGTCGGCGTGGTCGTACTGCTGCTGGCAGCGGGGGCAGCGGATGCCGTCCATGTCGAGGGTGACCTTGAGGATGTTGCCGCACTCGCGGCAGCCGACGGGGATGCGGATGGGCGGCTTCTCTCCAGTGATGAGCCGTTCGGCTTGGGCGCGGACGGCCCGGAGTTCGTCGGCGATCTCCCGCACTGCCGGATGTTCGTCGCAGATCATCGTCAGGTTGAGGAGGAGGATCCCGCAGCTCCAGTCGACGATGGCGACGATCGACGTGTAGTCGGGGATCGACCACTGCTCCCGTTCGCACAGGTCGCGGGCCCATCCGCCGACGACGCCTTCGATGCCGCCGCGGGCGCGGAGATCGACGGCGTCGAGGCTGCAGGGGATGGGGGCGGTGCGGGTGGCGGACCTGCCGTCGCTGCCTCGCCGGCCGGGCTGAAGGACGGTGGCCAGCTCCCGGTACAGGCCGGGCAGGGCTTCGAGGTTGGCGCGCATGCGGTCCTCGCAGCCTCGGTGGACGCGGGGCCGGGAGGGGCGGTCGCACACAGCACAAGGCCAGGACTGCGGGGCGGCGTCGACAGACACGGCGTTCTCCGTTCGGGCGGTGCGGGCGGGGCAGGGGTCAGGCAGACGGCTGGGTGCGGCGAGCCTGCTCGGCGCCTGTAGCGACGCCGTTGAGGTAGTCCCAGGCGGCGCTGAAGGAGCGGGGGCCGGTGATGCTCGAGCCGATGGCGAGGTCGTAGTAGCCGGACATGATCACGCCGTCGGCGGTGTACTGGCTGCGGTGAGCCTCGACGCGGATGCCGGTGTCGTGAGCGACGGCGGCGGCCTTCCAGGTGAGTTTCGTGAACTCGTCCCAGCCTTGCTCAAGGGCAGGCTCAATGCGGCTGCCGCGAGGGGTGCGGATGCGGGTGACGTTCATGTCGTCTCCTTCAGCGGGTTGAGGGCGCGGCGGATGTGTCCGATGGCGGCGAGGTAGGCGCCGTCGAAGTCGGGGTGCTTCGGGTTGGCGCGGACCGCGGCTTCGATGCGGTCGCACTCGGCGCGCACCCGCGACACCGTGCCGAGGGCTTCGGCGATGACGGGCACCCGCAGGACAGCGTCGGCGGCGGCTTCCGCGTTGAGTCGGTCACCGTTCCAGTCGGTGAGGGGCCACAGCGCCTCGGCGATCTGGTCGCGGACGCCGGCCGGGGACGGGACGGGGGCGGGGGTGTCAGTCACGGGGGTCTCCAGTGGGGGTGTCAGGGGGCGGAAGTTCAGGCCGGGTTCCTGGGGTCGCTGCGAAGGTGACGGGCGAGGTCCCGGTAGGCCCGACCGCGAGTCCACCCGTGCCCCGCTCGGGTGCCGAGGGTGGGGTGTTCGGCGAGGTAGCCGTTGAAGTAGTTCTTCGCGGCGCGCCAGTTGCGGGCCTTGATCCGGTCCCACTCGCGGCGGAGGGAGGCGCGCAGGGAGCGACGGGCGTCCTTGCGGTCGGGGTTGTGGACGAAGTGCTGCCAATCGGCAAGGAGGCCGACCGGGTAGATGCCGATCTCGCTGATGGTGACTCCGTCGAGGTGCTTCATTTCGGTTCCTTTCGGGCGGGGTTGGTGGACTGGCGGGGCTGCGGGGCGCTGTGGCGGCTCTGAGCGTCGTTCTGCGGGCCTGGCGGGGATGGAGTCGCTTCGGGCGTTTGCGGGCCGCAGACGGGCGCACAGCCACACCCACGGCCCTGCTGCGGTCTCACGCGGCGGCCGCCTTCGCTTCGCGGCGGGCTCGGCGCCGCTCGGCCCGGTAGGCGCGCTCGCCCTCGGGGCAGCCCTCCGTGCACGCCCACGGGTCCTCGCCCCGGTACACGTGCGCGGCGAACCCGGCATGGTCCCCGTGGCGGCGCGGCTTCCCGTCCAACAGGCCCGCCCGGCAGGCGAGGAGGACGGCATGGGGTGCGTTCCGCGCGGAGAGCTTGGCCAGCACCCGGTTGACGGCGGCGGTCAGGCCCTTGTGGGTCAGGACGAGTTCGTCGGCGATCTCGGCGTGGGTGTGTCCGGCGGCGACCAGCTCGAGGATCCGGAGCTGGTGGTCGGTCAGCAGCGGCGCGGTCACAGGGTTCCCTCCATCACGTCGTTGATGGGCTGGTAGGGGTTGAAGCGGCGGGGCGGGCTGGTGGCGGGTCGGGCGTAGCCGTGCCACGGGTCGGCGTCGAACCCGTTCGGTTGCCGGGTTTGCGGGCCGTGGAGGTCGACGACGGCCCGGTCCGCTTCGGCGAGCTGCCGGTCAAGCTCCGGACCGTCCGGCCACAAACACGGGCCCACATCCCACGCGGCGGTCACGAGGCGGCCTGTTCGGGCAGCGAGTCGAAGCGGCGGCGGAGCGTCCACTGGTGGCCGCAGTTGGCGTTCTGGCAGTAGGCGCGGATCCGGACGGTGTGCGGGTCGTGCTTGTGGCCGCTCTCGAGGTCGGGGTGCTGCGGTCGGACGACGCCGTCGCTGCCGATGACGGCCGGTCCCCAGTCGCTGTAGCTCTCGACGTCCTCGGCGATGCCGCACTGGTGGCCGCACTTCGTGCAGGCGAGTGGCCGGGCGGGTGTGTGGGTCATGGTCGTCTCCTCGGTACGGTGGGGGTGCGCCCGGCCGGATAGCCCCCGGCCGGGCGACACGCGTTCACGGGGCAGGGGTCAGGTCCTCGTTCAGGCCGTCGTCATCGCCATTCGTGAGCGAGTCCGAGAGCCACGCGGCAAGCCCGTCGGCTGCGTCGTCGCTGACGTTCCGGGACACCCACTCGATCGCGGCGGCGAGGTTGTAGGCGTAGCCGGATCCGAGGACGGAGGCCATGCGCAGAGCGGGGTCTGCGTCGACGCCTGCGGAGCCGGTTGCGGGGAAGTAGTCGCGGCTCGCGTCGAGCAGTTCGCGGCGGAGTTCGGTGCGGTTCTCGTGGTAGGGCAGCGGCTTCATGTGGGTCTCTCCTTCGGGTTGGGGCGGGAGGGGCTAGACAGCGGGGGCCAGGGCGGCCGGGGTGGGCTCGGTGCCGAGGTCCTGGGGGGTGTGGATGACGGCGCGCAGTCGTTCCCCGATCCAGGTCCCGACCTGCGGGCTGACGGCGTTGCCGAAGCCGTCCACTTGATCGCGGGCCGAGCCCCAGACAGTGAAGGTGCCTCGGTAATCGCGGAAGTCGACGTCGAAGCCGCAGCCGCGGCCGATCTCGTGGGCGGCCATCATTCGGTAGAAGCACTCTTCGATCGGCAGTTCCGAGAGCGCAGGCCCCCACTCGGTCGTGAGCAGTGCTGTTGTGTCGCGGGCGGTGAGAGTCCCCAAGGGGTCGGTCACCGGGTGTGCTGCGGTCTCGCTGCCCGTGGAGCCGTTCTGCTTGAACCAGCCGGCCGCGGTCAGCAGCCCGGGTATCTGCTCGGCGGTGAAGGCCGGCATCGTTTCGGCGTACATGGTGGGCACCGTGTGCTTCCGGTACGGAATGACCCCGGAGGAGACCACGGCGAGAGTCTCGGAGCCGACCTGGGTGGGCAGCGGCTCACCGGCGCCGCGCGGTGCGCCCTGATAGTTGTCCACGGCGAGCGCGAGCGCCGACTCATCCCACAGGCCCTGGCCGGTCGACAGCAGCGCAGTCTCCTGCTGGCTGGTCTGCGTCGCCAACGGCTGCAACAACAGCCGCTCCGAACCGTGCACACCCTTCGCGGGCATGAGGATCGCCGGGAAGTCCGCGAACTTCTGACGGCACCGCTCGATACGGGCTGTCGTCGACGCGGCGAACGGACCGCGGTGGCCGTCCTTGAAAGTCTTGACCGGCCGGTCACCGATGCGGGTGCCGAGGTCGCTCAGGTCGAGCGCGGTGATCGACGGTGTCATCGGCGGAACGACCGCGGCACGGCAGGACGGGCAGCGGTACTCGTACTGCTCGCCGTAGGCGACCTTCCCGGTCGGCGGGATCCCGGTCTTCCACGTCCACACCGCTTCGACGTCCTTGTCGCAGCGGTGGCACCGCGACACGGGCCGGTGCTCGAGGTCCGGCATGGGCAGGGACTTGTGGACGAACACCCAGTAGCCGCGGTTGCGTGACTGCGGAACCCCGAAGAACTGGGAGTTCAGGAACAGCACCCTGTGGTTGTAGTCCAGCAGGTCGAACTGCTTGAGCCACCACCGGTAGGTGGAGCCGTCGCCGACCTTCTTGCTGCCCGGGAGGAGCGGGCCCCACGACTGCAGCTCGGTCGTGCACTCCACGAGGATCATCCGCGGCCGGTGTGTCTGCGCGTAGTGCAGGACGCAGTTGGCGGTGGCCCGGTCGCGTTCGGAGCGGGTGACCCGCGCCTCGTAGTCCGGGTCTTCCATCCCGAACAAGGTCAGCCCCTGCGCATAGGCTTTGAGGGTGTTGGCCTGTGAGTGGTTGACGCAGCTGACGCCGGCTACCAGTAGGTCGGCCGCGGGCAACTCGCGCACCGAGTGGTAGTCGGACGCTTCGGGGTCGACCAGGTCGGCGATCCAGTGCTCGGCGTAGGAGTGGTTCGCCTCGTGGACCTCGACCTTGTAGGGGTTGTGGTTCGCGGCCATGATCGTGGTGAATCCGGCGCGCCTGATGCCCTCGGTCAGCCCCCCGAAGCCGGAGAACAGGTCGACCGCGACGTACTCGTCGTGGCGGAATCGGCGCTGCTTGACGGCCGGCCGGTGTGTGGCGGTCCGGGGCAGCTTCTTGGAGGGGCGGGCCATCAGGTCTCCTTCTGGCAGTCAGCGCACGGTTGCGGTGTGGGGCCGGTGGCGGCGGTGCCGCAGGGCCAGGCGCCGGGACGGCGGATGTGGAAGCAGGGCGTCTCGTCGACCGGGTCGGCGTCACGCTGGGCCGGGACCTTCGGGGAAAGGCCGGCGGCGAGCATCAGCAGAGCCTTGAGGTCCCCCTGCTCGCGGGCGGCGACGATGTCCTCTTCGGACGGCTCGAAGCTCATGTCTGGGCCATGTCGACGAAGCGGGCGTAGTGCCCCTGGAACGCGGTCGTGATCGTCGCGGTGGGTCCGCCGCGGTGCTTGCCCACGATCAGGTCGGCCTCGCCGGCTCGAGGGGACTCGACCTCGTAGGCGTCCTCCCGATGCAGGAGGATCACGATGTCGGCGTCCTGCTCGATTGCTCCGGACTCGCGCAGGTCGGAGACCATGGGCTTCTTCTCGCTGCGCTGCTCCGGCCCGCGGTTGAGCTGGGCGAGCACGATGACGGTGATGCCGAACTCCTTGGCGAGGAGCTTCAGCTGGCGTGACAGCTCGGACACGGCGACCTGCCGGGACTCCGCCTTCGGCGCCTGCATCAGTTGCAGGTAGTCGACGACGACGAGCCGAAGTCCGGCGGTGCGGACGAGGTTGCGGACCCGGGCTCGCAGCGCCGGCATCGACAGGCCGGCCTGGTCGTTGATGTGCAACGGCGCGGGCTTGATCTTCACGGAGGCCCGGGCCATCCGCTGCACGGCCGCGGTGTCGTCGCCGACGATGCCCTGCTTGATGTGGTGGAGGGCGACCTGCGCTTCAGCGGAGACGATCGAGTTGCCGAGCTCGTCTTCGCTCATCTCGAGGGACTCGAACAGGGTCGGGATGCCATTACCGATCGCGGCGGCCCGGGCGAAGCAGAGACCCATAGTCGTCTTGCCCATGGCAGGCCGGGCCCCGATGACGACGAGCTGCCCGGGGGCAAAGCCGCCGCAGAACAGGCTGTCGAGGTCGATGAATCCGGTGGGGATCCGGTTGTCGTTGGTCGGAGGGGTGACAGACCGCTCGAGGACTCCGGCGAGCAGGTCGCCGACGAGGCGGGTCTCCCCGTCGCTGCTGGCGCGGACGACGCCGTCGAGTTCGGTCTGGGCGACGGCCACGTCGCTGTCCGGGTCGAACGCGGCGGAGCGGGCGAGGAGGCGGCTGTTGTGGCCGTGGGCGTCGAGCCGGCGGGCGATCGCCTTCCGGGTGATTCGCTGCGCGTACCAGTCGGCGGAGCCGACGGCTTCGCTATACAGCTCGGCGAGCTGCTGCTGGTTGAGCGGGACGACGGGGATGCGGCCTTCGGCGCGCCATGCCTGGAGCTGCCTGTCGACGGCGAGGTAGCGGATGTCGCCCTTCTGGAAGTGGGGGGCAAGCTCTTCGACGGCGAACCAGACCCACCGGAAGCGGTCGTCGGTGATGTCGCTGGGGTCGAAGCCCTGAGCGGGCAGCTCATCGACGAGCGCGGGCTGGCTCATGATCGTGGCGGCGAGGACGCGCTCAGCGTCGAGGTCGGCGATCAGGTTCGACGTGGCTGTCTCGTCGAGCGGGGTCTCCCACATGTCGGTGCTCACGCGGCGGCCCCCTCGCGGCGGTCGGCGCCCTCGAGGAGGAGCACTCCGCCGCGGAACATTTCCCGCAGCCGGGACTGGACACGGTCGCCGACGATGTCTCCGGTCGCGCCGGGCAGCACGTCGCAGGTGATGAGCACCGGACGGCGGTTGATGTACCGCTCGTCGAACAGTTCGTACAGCCGCTCCTGGGTCCACCCGGTCGGCGAGACGCGGGCGGCGGCCAGGTCGTCGATGTACAGCAGGTCGGCCTTCTGCAGCTGGGCGGTCAGGACGCGGGCGTCGTAGTCGTGGTTGTCGGGGCGGAGCGCGTCGAAGAGGGAGGTGGACCGCCAGGCTTCGATGGAGGGCCGCCGGCCGGTGCGGGTGACGCGGCGCTCGAGCCAGAGCCGGGCGGCCTGCCAGGCGGTGTGGGTCTTGCCGACGCCGATGGCTCCGGTGAGGAACAGGTTCCGCGGGGCGTCCGTTCCCTGGGCCGCCCACTGGACGGCGGTGGGGTGGATGTCGACGTCGTGGCGGTAGATCACGGGGGTGCTGTGGATGAATGCGGCGAGGGCGGCCTCGCGGCGCTCGCGGTAGACCGACTCGCGCGGGTCGAGCTGGTCGTCAGAAGTTGAGTGCACGCTGCCTCTCCTGTTCGGTCATGTGGCTCATGTCTCGGGGTGCGGTCTGCGGGCCGGCGGGCTGCTGCCTGCGCTGGTTGGTGGCCTGGCGGCGGAGGGTGGGGTACTTCTCGCGGAGCTTGGCCGGGGTGAGGATGTGGGCGTTCCAGAAGTCGTCGGCGTGGGCCCAGTCGATGGCGGCGATGGCGTGGTCCGGGGTGACGCCGTCGATGTCGATGAGGCGTCGCATGTCGGTGCGCCACTTGGCGGTGATGCGGGGGCGCTTGTCGCCGCCCTTCTCGATCACCGAGGCGAGGTGCTTGCAGACGCGTTCGACGTCGTGCCGGGGCGGGGTGTCTTCGGACTCCGCAGGAGTTCGAGAAGTCTTTTGTTCTTCTTCTGTCTCTGTCTCTGTCTCTGGTTCGGTTTTGCTTCCCGCTTGCTTCGCTTTTGCTGAAGCACTTGCTTCGCGGTTTGCTTCGGCTCCGGAGGCTGCGCGGCGGGACTCGCCGGACCGCTTGCCGCCGCGTTGACCTGCGGCGGAGCGCTTGGCTCGGAGGTCGGCGACCTCTGCTGCGGAGCGCTGGTGCTCGAGGTAGTCGTGGATGACGTAGGCGTCGGCCCCTGCTTCGGGGCAGGTCGGGCAGTCGTGTTCGCCTTCGTGCCACAAGCCAACGCGAACGAGTGCTGAAGCACTTGCTTCGGGTTTGCTTCCGTCGGTGAGTCGAGGGACGAGCCGCTTCGGGAGCACGCCGTCGGTGAGCTGTCGGGAGGCGTAGGCCAGGCCGCAGATGTACAGCCAGCCGGCTTCGCCGCCCGCCTCGATGATCTTCGGGTGGTCCGGCAGACCGTCGTGCACCTTGACGTAGGTGCGCTTGTCCTTCTCGGCCATTGGGCTTCCTTCTCGGGAGGGTGTCGTCGTCTTCTGCGGCTGCGGCGGACAGCCCTCATGGAGGTGATGCGGGTGGGGTGAACCAACCGACAGAATGAGAATAGCGTTCGCGGTCGCTCTTCGCGACCACGATGTGCGTACACGTGGCGCGACCACAGAGAGTTGTGCAACCATGTGCTGCATGGACGCCCTCGAGATGGAGATTCAGGCAGCAGCGAAGAAGCGCGCGCGATCGGAAGCCGCCTTCAAGCGCGACGACGAAGAGCTGCGTGTTCTCCTGGTGAAGGGACGCGCCGCCGGCCTCGGGCCCTCCCAGATGGCGAAGCTGACCGGCTTCACCCGCGAGTGGGTCGCGAAGATCGCACCGGATCCGCAGGCTGCTGCCAAGCGCGACGCCATGGTGCGGCGCATGCGCAAGAGCTCCGAGTCCTGACACGTCCCCTCCTCCCTTCCTGCCCCGCCTTGTGGCGGGGCTTTGCCGTGCGTTCAGGCGGCGGTGTCGAGCCGCTCGGGGTGTCGTTTCATTGCCTGCTGGAGGTGGTTGCGGGTGACGCCGAGGCGGGCCGCGGCGACGTCGACGGGGATGTCGAGGCGGAGGAGTTCGCGGGCGTCTTCGGCGAGCGAGGCTTCGCGGCTGGCGGCTGTGGCCCGCTGGGCGAAGAGGCGCTTGTTCCGGTCCTCGCGTGTCAGGTGGGCGTGGTCGGCGACCCACCGTTCGTGCGCTTCGGCGCAGCGCTCACACATGGCCAGCTTCTGAAGGGTGTGGACCCAGTAGCCGCGGTCTGTTCCGCAGTGCCCGGTCCATTCGGGGTGGGCTGCAGGATTGTCGAGGTCGTCCCAGGCGGCGGGGGGCGCCCACTGATTCCGCTCTGCTCGTCGACGGGATCGGGTGGAGGTGCCTACAGTCCCGGCGAGTTTCCGGTAGCCGGCATCGATCCGCTGTGCGACGTGCAGCTTGACGACGGAGAGGCTTCCGTTCACCAGGTCGCTGATCATGGAGTGTTCTACGCCGCTGGCTATCGAGATGGCCTTGCAGGGGTGTGCGGCGGCGAGAAGTGCGCGGATGCGTCGGATGCTGCCGATGGCGGGGACGAGCCGGCCGGGCGGGATGGCGTCACCGGGACGGACGGCGAGGATCTTGTTGGCTGTGGTCCGGCGGCACTGCGGGATACGGCCCGTCAGGATCTTGTGGAGGGTGGAGCTTGAGCAGCCGGTGGCGGCGGCGAGTTGGACCCATCCGGCGCCGGCGTTGAAGAGGTCGCGGATGTGGTCGGCGACTGGGGCTGTGTCGACCATGAGGGTGCGGCCTGTGGCGTTGAGGTAACGGCGTCGCTTGTCGTAGGCGTTCTCGGCGTCGCGGCAGGGGCGGCAGGGGCATGGGGGGATTCCGCCGCTGGGGCGGCCTTTGGCGCGGGCGGTGGTGCCGTGGTCGGCGAGGGGCTTGGTGGCGGTGGTCACTGGCCGTTCTCCTTCCGGCGGTCGAGGCGGTGCTGGGTGTCGGCGATGCGGGCGGCGCGGTGGGCGTCGGGCCAGATGGCCCAGACCCGGTCGTGGTCGTCGAGGGCTTGGGCGAAGTGGCGGCACTCGCGGGCGATGGCGGCATCGGCGAGGACGTCGGCTTCGGTGCGGACGGGCGGGGCGGGCCGGCGGTAGCGGCGCCACAGGGCCGAGCCCGCGGCGTACACGGCGGAGGCGGCGAGGGCCACAACCGGCAGCAGGGCGAGGCTCACGCGGTCCACCGCCTGACGGGAATCCCGGCCTGCTCGGCGAGGGCGGCAGTGTGGCTGGCGCCGCGGCTGCCGTTCTTGATGAAGGCGAGGCAGACATCGGCGCCGAGGTTGACCATCTGGGCGTTGCGGATGAACCCGGCGCGCTTGCCGTTGAGGGACCAGTTCGCGGGGTGCGCTTCCTCAGTGACGCCGCCGAGTCCGGTGGCGGGCCAGTCGCGGACCCATTGGGCGGCGTGCCGGTCGGCCCCGCGGGGGCAGGCGCCGTGGACGATGATGATGGGGTTGCGGACGTCGTTCCAGACGCGGGCGAGCTCGCGGCGGACGAGGCGCTCGTCGTCCCAGTCGCGGCTGCCGGTGACGAGGACTCGGTACGGGCGGTCGGCCATCAGGCTGCCCTCCGTGCGCGTCGCTGTTCGGCTATGGCGCGGCCGCGGTCGCTGAGTCGCCAGCAGGCGATGCGGTGGCCGTTGGTGGACGGGAGGGTGGAGGGGACGACGCGGCCGGTGTGTTCGATCAGGCCGGCGGTGCGGAGGCTGTTGATGGCGGCGCCGAGGTAGCCGTGGCCGAGTTCGGGGAGAACGTCCCTGAGGCAGTTCGCGGAGAACTCGCGGTGGCGGGTGCCGAAGTGGAACACGGCCTGCTCGACGAGGAACCTGTCCCAGGAGGACTGGTCGGCGATGGTCTCGAGACGGATGTCTTTCTCGGCCGAGGCGAGGCGTTCGGCGACGGTGATGCGGCGGGTCATGACGGTCACCGGTCCTGCTCGAAGTGGACAGCGGTCAGCGCCTTGAGCTCTTCCGCGTGGCGGCGCTGCATGGCCTGTAGGGCCTTCTCGTGCGGGTAGCAGAGGGCGAGGGCCCCCCAGCCGGGCCGCATGCCGGGGATCCAGGTCGCGCCGTATCCGCCGCAGCTGTTGCAGCGAAGGTTCCAGCCGATCAGTCCGGCCTGCGCGGCTTCCTCGGGGGTGTTCTTCGGCGGGCCGAACCGGTCGCGGGTGGTCTTCGTGGTCATGGGCTTGTCCCTTCGGGTGTGGTTCTCTGGTGGTCGGAGCCGGCCGCATTGCCCGCGGCCGGCTCCAGGCGTGCGGGCTAGAAGGGGACGTCGATCTCCGCATTCCGCTTGGCCTTGCGGGCGGTCGGCGAGAGCCATGCGTTGCGCGGGTCGCCCCAGCCGATGTCCTCGATGTAGGCGTCGACTTCGCGGTCGATGTTGAGGTCGACGGAGTCGAGGTACTTGGCGAGGCCGAGCGCGTGCTGGTGAGCTTCGTCGCCTTCGCTTAGTGCGAGCCCTTCGGCGACCTGCCGGATCAGCGCGAACCGGTAGGTGTGGATCGCGTGTCGATAGCTGGCCACATCGGCTGCCGCTGTCTCGCCCGCGGCGAGCGTGGCATGGACCTGGGCGGCGGCAATGACTCCCTCTCCGCCGTTGCCGAGCTCAGGGAACTCCGGGTCACGGAGAACCCCTTCGACGAGGCGGATCGCTTCGGCGCGGTGGTTGATGGTCATGCCGCACCGTCCTTGCCGCCGAGGTCGGCGATGTTGAGGGCGGGCCGGTCGGGGACGATCTCGGCGTGCGCGACGCCGGACAGTTCCTCGGCGACGTAGGGCATGCCGTGGAGGACGTCGCTCGCGATGAGCCGGCAGAGTTCGCCGGTGGCGCGGGCGACGAGCATGGTCTGCCGCTGCTTTTTCCACTCCGACTTGTCGGTGAGCCCGAGCTGCGCGGCGCGGTCCAGGTCCCAGCGGACTTCCTGCCAGGCTTCGGACCCCTTGCGGCGGCCGCGCATGACGCAGTGCTCGGAGGTCGATTCGACGAGCTCGATCTCGTGGCCATGGGCCTGGACGAGACCCCGCATGGCGTGCGCCCGCAGGGCCGGGGTGCCCTGGATGATGTCGACTGCCTTGAGGCTGGCCATGGGCTTGAGGCCCAGTTCGTTTCCGGCGAGGATCACGGCGGTGACCTCGTCGGGCTTGCCGCGGAGCGCGCCCGCGAAGCTGGTCTTGCTGATGGACTCGGCGACCTGGGAGATGACGCGGGCTTCGCGGGCCCACTTCTCCATGGCGCTCTCGCCGGCCTGCGTGGGGCCGGTGCCGTCGGGGACGGCGGGCATGTTCTGCTGTTCGTAGGTGGCGAGCTCGGTCATCGGAGGTACTCCTCGGCTTGGCGGATGCTGTCCCAGCTGGGCATGGCGATGGGCGGTATCTCGGTGGTGGTCCCGGTCCAGTCGGGCCAGTTGCCGGTGGCCTGGCAGTCGGCGTAGATGCGCAGTGCGCGTTCGTTGCGGGCGCGGCCGGTGTCGCGGTCTTGCTGGACGAGCTCCCCGACGGTGATCAGGTGCGGGGGCTGCTTGGAGACGAAGACGAAGACGAAGCGGACGTCGGCGGGCTTGAGGACGGCGGTGATGCCGTCGATGTAGAGCGGGTCTTGCTGGTGGTAGGAGTGGTCGCGGATGGCGCGGGACACGGTCTCCGGATCCGACGACTTGATCGTCTTGAGGTCGACGGCGAGCGTCAGCCCGGGGTACTCCTTGAGCCAGTCGGGGCGGGCTCGGCAGCGGACCCCGGTCGCCGGGTCGGTCCAGTACAGGGACCGTTCGGCGATGCCCTTGCCGGCGAACAGCGGCCCGGCTTGCGGGTGCTGGCGGATCGCGGCGGCCATGGCTTGCACCTGCTCGTACTCGTGATGCAGGAGCGGTACCCGCCGCTGGTCGTAGGCGGCGTCCCGCTTCTCGCGGGCATCCGCCTTCAGCCAGTTCGGGGCGTCGATGACTTCGATCTCGTGGCCGTCGCCGAGGATCTCGGTGTGGGTGGCGTTGCCGAGGTCGAACTCCCGCTTGGGCGGCTTGGGGTTGTTGCGGTCGTACAGGTACTGGGCGGGGCAGCCGGGCGGGAGGAGGGCCCGCAGCCCGGACGACGAGATCGACGTCCGGTCTGCGTGGTAGTCGTCCGCGGGAAGCCCGTCCACGAACGCCGGCTCGGTGTCGACGGTGGCGGTCACTGTCCACCGTCCAGTTCGTCGGCGCAGTCTTCGCAGAGGGGCTTGCCGCCTTCCCGGACGAAGGGCCCGTTGTCGTCGCCGCAGCGGTCGCAGGTCAGGGGGCCCATCACGCCGCCGCCTTGCCGCTGGCGATGGTCTGGAGCTTGGCGACGGTGTCGGCGTTGCCGTCCTTGAGGGCGGCGACGAGGGCGGGGTAGATGGTGCGGAGCAGCGCGGTGTGAACGTAGTCGGCCCGGTCGATGGTGACCATGAGGGACTGGGTGAAGCTGCCGGGCTGTACGCCGCCGGGGCGGCCCCAGTGCCAGAGGACGTGGCGTGCGGTCTCCGGGCTGATGGGCTGGGTCACTGATGTCTCCTGTGCGGGGTGGGTGGTGTGGGGCGCCGGGGCGGCCGGTCGTGGCACGGTCGGCCCGGCGCCAGTTCAGGCGGCCTGGTAGTCGCGTTCGGCGCGGAGGGTGGAGGCGTGGAAGCTGGCGGAGATTTCCGGCAGTTCGTGCGCGGTGGTGATGTGGTCGGTCATCTGCTCGACGGCCTGCTCGCTGGCGGTGACGGTGTACCGGCAGCGCGGGGAGGGGCAGGTCAGGTACTCGCGCATCACGCCGCCGTCTCCTTGCCGAGTGCGTCCCAGAGGGGCCGGACGTCGATGCCGGTCGGGTGGGTGGGCTGGTCGTCGGGGTCGATGTCCCGGGTGCCGGCGGGGGCGTCGATGGCGAGGATGTTCGCCTTGAACGCCCGCAGCTCAAGCAGCTCGGCCCGGTCCGCGGCGAGTTCGTCGGCGCGCTGCTTCTCCTGCTGCCAGCCTTCGATGGCCTGGTCGCGGTCCTCCATGAGGAGGGTGAAGAAGTCGGAGGCGGCGACCTCGCGGGCGAGGAGGATCTGGTTCTCGGTGCGGAGCCGGTCTATGACGACGTCCGGGTCGTGCTTGCCGGCCTTGCGCCACGGGAGGGTGAGGCTCACGACTCGCCTCCCTCGTTGCGGCGTTCGACGATCCAGCCGGGGCCGCGGTCTGCGGTGCGCTCGTCGCCGTAGGGGGGCCGGTAGCGGAGCCGGTAGGTGTGGTGGTCTTCGGCCGGGTCGAGGACGGTGATGCCGTTGGTGCCGAGCTTGTCGGCGAGGGCGAGGAGCGGGTCGGCGCCCCATTCGGTGAGCCGGTTGAGGGCGTCGGCGAGGTCCTGCCAGCGGGCGTACTCGATGGCGTCGAACATGCGGGCGACGGTGTTGTCGTCGGGGCGGCTCACGACTCGTCCTCCTCGTCGTCTTCGTCGTAGGAGGCGCAGCGGCCGCCGTCTTCGGCGCCGACGAAGTCCGCGTCGCAGCCGGTGCCGCAGTCGGGGCAGCCCCAGCCGTTGCACCCTCCGGCGTCGCAGCCGGAGAAGTAGGCTTCCTGCTCACAGTCGGGGCAGCCGCGCTCGTCGGGCGTGAGGTGTTCCCGGTCCGGGTCGAGGAACACGACCTCGGTCACGGGACCGGCGGTGAGGTTGATGGGCTGGCTCACGACTCGTTCTCCTCTTCGGTGGCCAGGCGGCGGAGTGTGCGCCAGGCGGTCCGGCGGGCGGGGTCGCGTTCGGCGGCGATGCGCTCGTCGATCCACGACAGGTCGCGGGTCGGCGTGATGCGCTGTTGGCGGGGGTTGAGGGCGATGAGGAGGGCCATGGCGGCGAGGATCAGCAGGCCGATGCCGGCGACGATCGGGTCGTAGCTCACGCCGTGGCCGCCTTCCGGTGCTCGCAGGTACCGAGGAAGCAGGGCTCGGCCTGCTGCTTCCACTGGGCGCGGGTGAGGAGGTGGATGCTCCAGCCCTGCCTCTGCTCGCGGTCCCGGTCCCGCTGCCGGGGCACGAACTCCTTGTGTGCGTCCTCGGCGGTGAGGGCCTGGTCGCCGTGGAGGCTGCTCCAGGTGCAGCCAGCGGCGTCGACGCGGATCCAGAAGCAGTCGTTCAAGGCGACGGTCTGTCCGTCGAGTTCGACCATGAGCTTCATCGGGTGCTCCCTGTGCGGGTGAGTCGGCGGCCGAGGGCGGTGAGGCTGAGGCCGATGGCCCACAGTCCGGCCGCGAGTACGGCGAGGTGGTTGGAGAAGCGGATGCCGGCCATCAGCGGCCGTCCCCGAAGAACTCGTCAGGGATCTCGTAGAGGCCGGCTTCGGCCGAGGCGCGGACGGCGGGGTCGGTTATCCAGGCCGGGACCTTGGGGCGCTCGGTCAGCTCCAGGCCGACAAGCAACGGACGCGCCGCCGGCTCGGGCACCACCGGCAGGGCGGTCAGGAGCTCGGACACGACAACCTCAGTGCGGGTCATGACACGGCCGCCGAGTCGGACATGCGGCGCAGCGCCCGGACGCACAGCCGGATCGCGAGGAGGAACCCGGGGCCGGCGCCGGAGGATTCCGGGGTCATGTCCAGGGCCAGCTTGTCCGCGGCCTCACGCAGGACGTCGTTGCGCGGCGCCCATCCGGCTTCACGCAGCGCGGTCACGTACCGGTCGAGGCAGCGCTCGCAGTCCGGGCACTTCCGGTCGCCGGGCTCGTCGCCGCAGCTGCCGCACATGGCACCCGCGTTGCTGAGGGCCTGCTTGGCAAGCTCGTCGTGGAAGCTCATGCCGCCACCGCCTTGCGGGTGGACCAGTTGCCGTCGGGGTGACGGATGATGAAGTCACCGAACTTGGCGACGATCCGGTCGGGCCCGGCACCGATGCGGAGGCCGGTTACGGTCAGCTTGCCGTCGACGGTCTCCCAGTAGCCCTTGGCGTAGATCCCGTCGCGGTCGACCGCGTCGTCGATGTCGCCGATGTTCCGCTGGGTGAGCTGCCAGGTCTTGCAGCCCTCTGCCTCCAGCTCCAGCAGGGGCTGGCAGGTGGGGCACTCGTGGCGGACGTCGGTGAGGTTGCCGTTCTGGTCGACGTCGCGGTTGTCGACGTCGCCGAGGAGCTGCCCGCAGCCGTTGCAAGCCCGCTTCAGCTTGCTCGTGGTGGACTTGCGGCCCAAGTCGTTGACCGTGACGACGTCCGGCGTGTTCGTGCGCGGGGCCACGTCGACGTGGGTGAGGCAGATGCCGCCCGAGTAGCCCTCGACGGACACGACCGGCTCGCCGTGACCGAGGATCCACGCCGGGGTGCGGGTCACCGTCTCCAGCTGCTTGAAGAAGCCGGGGTTGTTGTCCTCGGGGCGGGTCAGCGGGTAGGCGATGACGGGTGTGCCGATCGGGAACCGGCGGTTGAACTCGTCGGCCTGCCGCTGACCCTCCGCCTTATCGGCCGCGAGCTGGGCCTGGTAGTCGCTCATCGCTGGTCTCCTGCGGTCGTGGTGCGGGCGGTGAGTCCGGCTTCGATTTGGTCGTGCTGCTGGAGGAGGAGTTCGCCGTGGGCGACTGCCTCGCTGGTGTCGGAGTGGAGGCCGCAGCGCTTGGCCAGCCCGATGAGCGGCAGGTGCAGCAGGGGGTTGTCGTCGGCGACCATCTCCGGGCCGGCGACCGGGTCGAACTCTTGGCCGTCCCAGTGCCAGTGGGCGTTGAACGCGTCGACGTAGTTCGAGGCGAGGTTCCACACGCGGTGGTCGTCGGTCGTGAACAGACGCACCAGCGGGCGAGTGGTGTCGCCGGAGGAGCGGGGCGGGATACCGATCGTCGCCATCACCGCTCACCCGCCTCTCCGACGTAGCGGGCGTAGACCGTGTGCTGTCCGGCCTCGTGGCGGTACTCGGCGTCGAAGGAACCTGCGGGCATGTAGCCGACGCTCAGGGCGCGGCGGATGTGGCCAGCGAGCACCCTGCCGGTGTTCTGTGACGCCACGACCTTGACCCGCTGCCACGTCCCAGCCTTGGCTCGGAGCGAGGCCGCGACGGCCGTGTGGTCCAGGGGCCCATCGGCCTCCGGCTGCTTGTCCCCGGCGGCAGGGGACGGGGAGGAGGAGGCGAGCAGCGCGCCGATCGCGGCGACCGCGTCCGTGACGCCCTGGTTGTACGCCTCGTCCTCCGGTGTGCCGGTGTTGTCCTCCAGGTACTCGGAACGGGCGGCCTCGATCGCCTCGGCCAGCACCTCGGCGCGGAAGGCGTCAGCAGCGGCCTCGAAGCGGTCGCGGCTGTCGCTGAGGAAGCAGTCGCGCAGTTCGTCGCGGGCGCTCATGCCGCCACCGCCTTCGGGGTCACGATCAGGCCCGGGTTGTAGGCGGCGAGGACCTTGTTCGCCCACGCCAGCTCGGCGAGCTGCTGCTCACGGTCCGCCTGGTCCTCGTAGCGCAACAGGCCGGCGCCGACCGGGGCGTGGTAGCGGGACGCGTCCACCGCAGCGAACTCGGCGTCCATCTCGGCGCGGAGGACCGGGACCGGAATGCAGTCGCCGATCATGGACTCGACGAGGCCCGGGATCGGGACAGCGGGGAAGTCGACGGCGATCACAGGGACTCACCGCCCTCGACCAGCTCGCGGATGTCGACGGCGTCGCACGGCTTGTCGCCACCTCGGCAGGTGCACAGGCCGTCGCGGGCGATGTAGTACGCCTCGCCCCAGGACAGGTTCTCCGCGACGCGGCTGTACTTCTCGAAGTCCCTGGCGATCTGCCAGCGGACGTCCCGCTCGGCCTCGGCGCGCAGCCTCTTGACCTCTTCCAGGAGGCACAGGGCGATCTCGTGCAGGGCCTTCTCGGCGCCGCTCTCGTAGGTGGCCGTCGACCAGGTCTTCGTGCGCTCGCCGTACTGGGCGAGCCGGACCTCGGCCGCACGCGGGCTCAACTCACCCGACAGATTGGTGGATACTCGGGACACTGGGTCCTCTTCTCTCTCGCAGGTTGGATGCGTACAGAGGGGTGGAGCTGGGATGTGGCCCCGTCTGCCGGCTAGCCCCCGGCGGCGGGGCCGCGCCGATCAAGCGGCAGCGGCGGCCGGCCTGCGGCCTGCGCGGTGGTGGTGCCGGGCCTCCGGCGGGCGCATGTCGTGCGCGGCGGTGGCAGCGGACTCGCGAGCCGCGAGGACCGCGGCCTGGTGGAGGCCGGCGAGGTACGCCTCGACGTCCTCGATGCGGGCGGCTGCCTTCTTGCCGATGAAGAAGGTGACGGGGCCTTCGCCCCGCATGCGCCACTTCTTGTAGGTGCTGACGCTGATGCCGAGCCGGGAGGCGATACCGGGGATGACGGCGGTGCCGTCCTCGCTGCGGTAGTCCTCGATCCAGACAATGCCGTCGGGCGGCGGCTGGACCGTGAGCTTTCGGTTCTGGGGCACGTGGGGCTCCTCTTATGTGGGGGGCGGGGTTGCCCCGGGGGTGGAGTACTGCGGCTTCGTAGCCGCATCGTTCCAATCCGGAGACGCGGGGGGCGCGAAAAGGACCAGGACGGCTACGCCGACTACCCCCGCGATGCGGTGGGCTACGTCGAAGTCGCAGTCCTTGCGCTCGCCGGTGAGCAGGTGGCCTATCAGCGCGTGATGGCTGAGACCTACTGCTTCGGCGAGTCCTCGGACACTGAAGGGGGTTCCGCGCCCTGGGTGATCCATCACCCATCTGAGGATCTTCGGGTCACGAAGCTCATAGCGGACGTTCATGGATCTCCATCGGAACGGTTCGGCTCTCGATATGAACAGTGAACCAGATCGAATCCGCAGCGTCTACCGATTGGAACGGCCGAATGTGAAGTTTCCGCAAAGCCGAGCCGACGCTACGATCAATCCGTAGACGATTCGTCTTCGAGGGCAGATGGTTGTACGGCCTGGCCTGCAATTTGTAGAGTCAGCGCGGACTACATGAGAGACAGTCGCTGTGAACCAGACCGGAGGAGAGAGAGGCATGGAGGCGGCAGCCCCCGACATCGAACGCGGCAGCGCCTCGCCGGAGCCCCTCCCCGATAACCTCGTCAGGGACATGGACCGCGATGCGCTCAGCCGCCTAGTACGCGACGTCAACGACGACGGCCGCGGCGTCTCCTATCAGGCCATGGCAGACAGAGCCGAAGCTGCCGGCCACCCCCTGTCCAAGCCCTACTTCCAGAAGCTCGCCACCAACGCCGTCACCCAGGCCCCCAACCCGGAGCGCCTGCGCGGCATCGCCGCCGGCCTGCAGAAGCCGCTCCCCGTGGTGCAGCGAGCTGCCGCACAGCAGTACCTCGAGTACGAGGCCACCGAGCTGGCCGGCTACGACGAGGACATCCGCGTCATCGTCGCGCACCTTGCGGGCATGGAGAAGACGGAGCGCCGCCGCTGGCAGGCGATGATCGAGGCGGACGAACGCACCAAGCGCGACCACGAGGGATAGGCGCCCCAGCCTGCACCTTCACATTGACGTGCCATCAGATCGCGACAGACCGTTGTGGCTCGGACACAGGAACGATACGGTTCCGAATCCGAACACTTTCGCCTCAGGGGACCCCCATTTCCCTGCTTGCCCCACGGGGGTGGATCTGTGCTGTCTGTCCGCTACGAACTCGAAGACCTTCCCGAAGACGCCCCGGTTCGCGTGCGGGAGGGCAGGGGATGGGTCAAGTACGAGCTGTCCCGTGGCCTGTTCGTGCCCGAGCACGCTGCTGCACTCGAAGCTGCGACCAGCATGGTCATTGCTGGAGGACAGTGGTTCCAGCTGTGGCGCGGCGACGTCGTGTCGTACTACTCGCCGGAGAAGGAGCTGGTGCATGCCCGGGTACATCGAGGATCGCTGGTTCAAGAAGGGCCCAGTCGATCCTGAGACGCAGAAGGCGACACGGGTCAAGACGGCCCGCCACGGCCAAGGTAAGCGGTGGCGGGTCACGAACATCCCCGGTGTTCGGGACCGCTCCTTCGACAACCTGAAGGGCAGGCACGGCGCTGAGGCGTGGCTCAAGGCGTCGTCCACCGACTCTAGCCGGGGCACCTTCTACGACCCGCGCGACGGTGCCATCACGCTGCGGGAGTACGTCGAGCAGTATTGGTGGCCGAACCTGCGCAAGGCGCCCGGCACCCGGCAGTCCATGAAGCCGAGGGTGTTCAACCACATCCTCGCCCACGCCGGGCACCTGCCGCTGAACCGGATCGGCCACGACGAGATCCGGGCCTGGCTCACCCGCGTCGAGCAGGACATCGACGTCAACACGGTGCGCACCACGTGGCGCCACTTCTCGTCCATCATGCAGGCCGCGCACAAGGCGAAGCGGATTCCCGAGAATCCGTTCCGCGACGAGGACTTGTCTCCTCCGTCTGCGCCGCCGTCGAAAGCGAAGGCATGGCCGCAGGAGACCGTGGCCGCCGTGCGGGGTGAGCTCGGCGACCGCTACGGCATCCTGCTGGACCTGGGTGTCGGGGCCGGCCTGCGGCAGGGCGAGTGCTTCGGCTTCTCCCCCGACGACATCGACGGCGACGAGATCGCCGTCGTGCGCCAGGTCGTCCGCATCGGCGGCAAGCTGGCGTTCGCCCCGCCGAAGGGCAACAAGACCCGCACCGCGCCGTGCCCTTCGGAGCTGGCCCGCGCGGTGAAGGAGTACGCGAACGTCTTCCCCACGGTCGAGGTGACGCTGCCGTGGGTGGACCCTGACCGGCCGAACCTCGAGTGGGAGAAGCGACCCAGGCGGACAGTACGTCTCCTTGTGACCACGCTCAGGACCGGCGGAGCGGGCGGCGGGGCGATCAACCGGGCGACGTTCGACGACAAGCAGTGGAAGCCGGCGCTGGCCCGCGCCGGGGTGATCCCGCCTCCGGAGGTCGAGTACGTCCAGGCTCAGGGCAAGAAGCCGTGGGCGCGTAAGTCGTGGGCCATGCCGCGGGAGGACGGCTTCCACGTCACCCGTCACACGTTCGCTTCCATCGTGCTGGCGGAGGGTGAGACAATCACTCAGCTGGCCGCGTGGCTTGGTCACTCGGACCCGGCGTTCACGCTGAGGACTTACGTGCACTTCATGCCGAAGTCGGGTAGGCGGGCGCTGGCCGCGTTGGGCGCTTGGATGGCGCCGCCCCCTTCCTCCGTCTCGCCCGAGAGCGATTGCCCCCAGATTGCCCCCAGCGACAATCTGGATCAAGGAATCTAA